TTAGATTAATTTTTTGTAATGAACTTGAACAATTTTCTTTTTCAACGAAACATCAAAGTCAGGATAATATTCGTCTTCGTGTAAAATCTGACTTACGTGAAGCAAATACGTATTTTCTGATTCTTCGTCAACATAAACTTCAGCTATAATTTCATCAGTACCAAATTCAACCTTCTTTATTCGCTTACCTGCTAAATGCTTATTTAATTCTTCGTTCATTCTATAACACCCCTTCAGTTGCTTTTTGTTTTAAATACGTTTTAAACGGAATAGCGTTCGATGAACCACAATTTAGGCACATATGCCAGTAAAGCGTATAGTGACCCATTAACTTACTTTTATACTTAACTCCGCCTATTCTTCTTAAATGACTTTTACAATCAGGACAAAACCAATTTCTAAACATTAAACTTCACCCCTTGCTTGTGCTTCTTTAAATATTTCGCTTGAAGGACGTGTATCTTCCGCACATTCTTCAGGTGTACGTTTATTCCGTTCACACCAATATACGTATTTCTCAAATTCTTCAGGCGTCATATCATTACGCATAGCCAAGTAAAGAACCAACTCGTCAAAACGATCTTGTGATAGTCCATAACGATCTTTAAACGCCTGAAACCATTCGAACGGGTTACGATTGCCTTTCGATATATTCAAGTCAGAACGTAACGGGTAACAATTAGCGGCTGATGTACCACCGTGACCCCAAGACAAAGGAATAAAATGCTCACAATGACTATTCCCTTGTGATTCGTCTAAAACGTCACCTGTAAGCGCACAACGCCCGTGAAACCGTTCCATGATATCCGCCCAATTATTCGCCCAATTAGGTTCAGCGTGAAGGTTACGTTTAAGGGCGTTTCTTTTTGCTTCTTTCGCTTGAAAACGTTCAGGTTCTTTTACGTAGCGTTGACGTTGACGCTCACGTTGTTTTTCTACCCACGTAGGGTCATTACGCTTTTCTGCTCGATACTGACGCTGATATTCTTTAATATGGTCAGCGTTTTCTGCTTGATATTGACGCATGTACTCTTTAAGATGTTCAGCGTTTTCTGCTCGATATCCTACTTTATGTTCCCCGTCACATTCACGGCATATACTTCTTACGCCGCCTAATTTATTACTTTCGCTATAACCGTCCTTCAGTTTCATTTCGCCGCAATCAGCACAACGTTTGCTAATAAATTCGCCTTTTACGTCTACTAAGTACCACGAAATGCCGCCTGCCCTACTTTTATAACGTTTCAAGTAGACCGTTCCAACACCTTCAAGCGTCCATTCCGTATAAAATTCGTCAGCTATACGTTTTTTCTTTTCGCATTGTTTACAACGTGGGTTCATACTGTCTTTCGCCTGTTCTTGTTTACCAAAAGCCACAACGTCCTTCGTTTCCATGCAAACAGTACACGTCTTTAATCCGTTCCTAGTGAAAAACGTAAACCCTGCTTCCTGTTCGTCAATATATGCTTTAATGTCTTCTAACGTACAAACAGCGTTTTCTAATAACATACGCTCACCCTCTTTTATCGTTTAAAAAGACCTGTTGGGCGTATGAAGCTGTTTGTGACTATGTACGTAAAATTAGACAAAAAAAAGAAGCATGGATTGTTAATCTCCACGCTTCAGAAAAATTCGTGCCGCTAATGCGGCGAAGTATATGACGCCCGCTATAATGACGAAGTAATCAATAAACGTCATATCTCCGAAATCAATCAGGAACAGGACGAATACCCAAAAGGCAATAATGACGTAATCAGTTGTGTTTAATAGTTTCATTCGTTTATAATGGTTATGAAGTGGGGGAAGGAAAAAACCCTCCCCGTTAATTACTTTTTGCGACCTTTTCTTTTTCTTGAAGGTCGTTTTCTTTTTTGTCGGTCTTTCCGTAATCTCTTATGAAGAAGTATAATTTCGAGTATCTTCTTATAAGCGGCGATGATTACGGCGATTGCACCGACAATTTTTATCACTTCATCAACCAATGTCTTCCCTCCTTTCTATAATTTCATTATACGACAAATAATAATATTTGTAAACAAGTTTACGTAAATTCATATAAAAAAAAATTGGCGAAACCCTAACGATAGGATTCCGCCTTTTTTGCGTTATTTTTTAAACTCATGACCGCCTACAACGTCCACTGTCGTCAATGATTGCATAAAGGACGAATTGGACAAGTCAGGATTGTAAAAGTACAATGCGCCGTTTACGTCACCGCCACCGTTTACAACCGTTTGAACGGCTTCCTGTGCTTCGTCTGTGCTTACCGTGTTACCAATCTTCCCTGACGTTACAGGGTCAAATTGACCTGTTTGTTGAATAACGCCTTCAGTCGTATCAGGAAAAGCGTCAGATTCGACACGGTTCATAACGACTTTTGCCACGCCAATTTTCCCTTCCAACGGTTCACCTTTTGCTTCTGCCGTCACAAGGCGGGCGAATAGGTCACTTCCTGTTTGCGTACTGGCTTCGTTCGTAGACGTGCCTTTTATTGCTTCAGTCGCTTCTGTATCTTCGTCAGGAATATCGATTTCCTGATTCGGATAGATTAAGTTAACATTCGTAATTTCTTCGTTCATGCTTGCAATTTCTTCGACTTCAACGTTCTTTTCGTCAGCAATTTCGTTTAGTGTGTCGCCTTCCTGTACGGTGTACGCCAATGCCGTATTTGCGGAAAATACAAGTAATCCTGCTGTTACCATGCCAATAAATGTTTTCTTCATTATTTAACCCTCCGTTATATTAACCCTATTTCTATTAGTTGATAAAAAACCGATAAAATACCGCCAATCGAAATCACAAAATAAATAATTGCTTTCCTCATTTTCGAAGGGAAATTTCTTATTCCGTTTACCAACAAATAGAGGGATACGGCGAATATAGATAGTTGCGAAAATGACCATATCAGCCATACCGAAATTAGTGCTGTCAAAAGTACCCCTCCAACCTGTCAGGCTTGTCAGTAAACAATTCGACAAATGTGATTTTTTACAATGGAATAATTTCGGATTCATAAAATACGCCTATTTGTTTGTAAAACTGAACTTCATAATAGTGGGCTTCGTACTCATTCGTTCCAGTCGAAATAATTTCGCCTTTTTCCTTTCCAAACTTCTGTAAATAGTAATACGTTTCTACGTCATGAATATCTTCGTCAGGATTAACCGTCTTAACCGTATCGCCCACATTTAGAAAAGGAAGGTTCGGCTGTTCTTTTACAACCTGAACCTCGTTTTCTTCTGTGGATTCTTCTTCAAATTCTTCAGGTTCTTGGTCAAGCGGAAGTTCTAATTGTTCAACCAATTTATTTCAACCCCTTCAACGGCTTCATACGTTTTTTCAAATATTTCAGGATTACACGGATAAATTTCGCCATTTACGCCCTGAATAATATAATCGCCGCCGTTCGCTACCATATCGCCCTCTAATGTCCTAATTACGCAATAGGCTTCGTCTATCGTGAACCTACGGTAATCACAATTGTACGTAATTGCTTCGCTATTAATCATCTTGTACGAAAACCAATCAGGCATAGGGTCAACGTAGAAGCGGAAGGCTTCAATAATTACGGGCTTTTTACGGAATTTCATTCGTTATCATCGTCCAATAGTCCAGTAGAAACGTTTAGGCTGTATGGTTCGCCTACAATAACGTTCACACTAAGGTTTTTATCTTCAAGCGAAAGTACAACTACGGCGTCATTTAGCAGGTAAACGCTTTGATCGCCGTCTTCCATTCCACCGTTTTCTTCAACTTCTTTTGCGTGTGCTTCAAGTACCTTATTTATAAATTCCATTATTTACCCCCGTTAATCAGATCATTTTCAAGTTTGTTAGTTAATGTAATAAGACCTTCCATAGTTTCATGCTCATTTTCCCCACATTCTTCAGGGTCTTCGACGTTAAACCCTAAAAGTTCCGAACTCTTTTCATTAAGTTGTTTTACAAGTTCTTCGCTTCTTTCTTTTTGAAATCCAAGTGCTTTCCAAAGATATACTTCGATTGCTGACATTGCTTGTAATTTTTCCTTTTGTGTCAATTCCATTATTCCGCCCCCTTGTGAGAATCGTTTAATATCGTGAATTGGCTTTCGTTTACATAGCCGTTATTTACAGTAGTTAAAAAAGCCTTTCCTGTACCATAAACGTTGTCTTTTTTCGGAAGCCTTTCAGTAAGCGTTACTCGTTTTTTATTAGTCGTATACTTTAAATTTAATTGAACAACGTCACCAACTTCAGCTTCGTCAGGATTAGGCGCAAAAAGAAGATCATCGTCAACTTCCAAGTCTTTTGCACGTTTTAGAGCGATAGCTTTTCCAATATCAGCGTTAAATACGTCATTAGGGTCAGTTTTCGCAATTCCACGTGCTATAATGTGCTTCGTTTCTTCCACTCGTATCAATGCGACAACGGTTCGTTTTTCTTCGTCAACAATATATTGAACTTCTTTCGGTATAATTCCGATAAAGCCCCTACTTTGTATTTCTTTCGCCTTTTTAATTGCTTGATTACGCTTTTCGTTATTACTTGGTTCGTATAATTCACGTAAGCCTATACTCTTTTTCGAAACTTTTCCTTCTGCGTAAAGTTGCCGTTTTACTTCTTCTTCCTTAATGTCCTGAATAAGTTCTTTTGCGTCCACAATGACCGCTTCAGCTTTATCAACTTTTTCTTCGAGTATTTCAATGCGTTTACTGTTGTTCATCGTATAAGCCCCCTGTGCGCTTTGTGTGTTTGTTTAAATGTTTACATGACGTAATGTTTACGATTAGTTTAAAAATTTAATGTCGCTTTACTCTCTTATTCCTGATCGTTAATATAAGCGTCGTAGAAGTCGTTAATAACGTTTTCTACTTCTAACAGTTCAATTACGGATATTTGACTTCCTGAATGACGTGAACACTTACTTCTAATATATAAATCTCCACCTACACCATCACGTTCAAAGTTAGCGGGAACTTTACCGCCTTCAATCTGAACGCCATTATCCGTCAGGTTCATTACCTTCGTAGGGCGAAGCACCGTTTTCGTCTTTAATTCCTGTGTTAGTTCGTTCCTTGCTTCCCGCAACTGCGCTTTATTCATTTCCGAAAACTTCATAATTTCGCCCCCTGTACGTTCCATAGTGTTTCAAGTGGAATTTCGTGTTTCTCAACGATTCCTTCACGTGTGAAGATCGTCTGAACGTCTTCTTCTACAAATTGCGTTGATTTAAATGCAAATAGACGATAACCGTTTTTAAATAATTCAATAGCGTCTTTCGTGCTGAACCAACTTTGTATTTGCTCACGATTGTCGCAACCGCTGAACCATTTACGACCACCTTTCGAATATCTTTCGTCAAAGTCCATCGGAAGTGATTTCGATATTCCTTCAGTCAGTCGATTAATGAACGGGTCAAAAGTGCCGTCTAGTCTGTACCACATGCCATGCATAGTTTCCTCATTTTCAATTCGATATATTGTCTTCACGTTACGTTTCCCTCCTGACGATCAGAAAGCATATCCGCAATAATTTTATTTTCTGTACGTTCATGACTTTCTTCGAACTCAACGCCCAAAACGTTCTTACTGTTTTCAGTAAAATCGCTTAACATCTTCAGCGGAAAATTCTTCTCTTTTGCAAAGTCGTAATCGAAACTTACGCCTGAAGCGTTATGATGACCGCCCCCGCCTAATTCTTTCGCAATTTCCCCAACGTCAATTGTTCCTTTACTGCGGAAGGAAACCGACTTTGCGTTTGGATTAATCATGGCGACTGCTTCAAGGTTGAAGTCTTCCATTAAAGCGTGACCTAACTCTGACTGGAAACTGTCAGCGTAAACAATGCCAATGTCTCGACTGTCTGAAAGCGGAAAACGTCTAACGTATTTACTAACATGGTCAATGTAGCGTTCAAGCCGATCTGATTCGAGTTCAAGAATCATTTCGTCTACTTCCGTAAAACGTTCAGGAAACGGCAGGTTCAGGCAACGATTAAAGAAACGATTGATACCCATAGCGAAAAATAAACGGTTTAAGCGTTTAGAATCTGAATAGGCGTGAACCCAACGGTCATAATCATCGACCATTTTCGCAAATGCTTCGTAATCGTCAGGAATCGCCATAAAGTCGTAAACAAGTAATGTTCCGCTTCTTTCCGTGTCTACAACCGCCCACTCGTATTTTTCCGCAATCCATTCGTTTGTTTTATGATGATCTAACATCAGGCGTTCGCCTTCGTATGAATCGACCATTTTCGCTGTTTCTTCCGAAATACCTAAATCCGAAATAATAATTTGCGGTCTTTCTACGCCCGTAGCACGAAGATACTTAATTTTATTTTGAATAACGTCGTCAACGTCGCCATAATTACAAAAGTAAACTTGATTACTTGTCGTTATTCCGCTTTTGTAAAGTACGCCGCAACCTACGCCGTCTAAATCCGTGTGAGTGAACATAATTCCGTTTGTTTCTACGTCTGTTAGTTGGTCAGCAATTTGCATAACCTTTCACCACCTCTATCTTTTTTAACTTACAAAAAAGACTGTTGGCAGGTGACGGGGGTACGTGACACATAACGAAAAAAAATTCGTCCCTCTTTTTAGAAGGACGAATAATCGTTTATCCAAAGAAATCGTCAGGTTCATCGTCAGGAAATTCTGTAATTCTACCGTTTACCATTTTAACGTTTAGTTCTTCCGCAACTTTTTCAAGTTCGTTAAGCGTAATTTTTGCCATTTCCCCGCCTTCTTCTGCTTGAAGACGTACTTTTTCAAGAAAGTCGTTAAATATTTTAAGTTGGGCTTCCCTATCGCCTGAATGTTCTGCTAATCTATTTTGAATTTCCAACATTTCATTTAAAAGTTCCATTCCTTCCTGAAAATCATCAAAAGGATTTCCCATAAGTAACACCTCTATAAAAATAATTCAGACGTTAACCAAACGCCTGATTGTAGCGAACCCCTTCGTAATCATACCTTTAACCGTTCGCCTTCCCACGTTTTTCGTTTAACCTTTATTTATTTACCTCCATTCAGTAAGCGGTCAATTCCTTTAATTGCACCTTCGTTGTCGGAAATCGTTAGTAAAGCACGATCTTTTTCCCGTTTCAATTCGCTAATTTTACCGTCAATGTCGTTAACTGTTTCGTGTAGAGAAGCGTTATTTGTTTTCAACGTTTCTTTCGCTTGCTTAAACTGTGAAAGCTGTTGGTTCGATTGCTGACGTAATTGGTCTACCTGCTTCTGAATGTTTTTGTTCAAGATAATCACCTCAATAAGATATTTTTTATCGTTACAAATAAGAGTGTCGGAAGATTAACCGTTTTGTGACGCTCTTTTTTAAATTTCTATTTTCAATCCAAGAAGAACGCCAAAAAATAAAGACGCCAAGCAAGCTGTAATAAGCATGATTTAAACCCTCCTGTTATTCTGATTTATTGTAATTTGCTTGTTTTTTACCGCCTAAATAGTTCTGTTCTGTATGCGTTTCAGGAATAGATTCGTCAGCCGTTTCCCTTGAATAACGTGTTTTCAATTGCCGCTTCGTCATAATCGGAAATTCTTCACGTGTAACTTTGTCAGGGTGACGGTCTGCCAACGATTCAAACAATAGCCAGTTCGCTAAACGGTTCACATGGCGACCTTCAGGCGTTTCGCCCGTCTGATTGACGTAAGCGGAAATAAGGGAATCCGTGGCGTAAATGCGCCATTGTAAGTCAGGCGGTACTTTGTCAGGTGTTAACGTTGATATAAGTTTATTTACTTGTGTTTCAAACGATTCACGGAAGTTTTCAACTTCAAAAGCACCGTCATAATATCGTTCATGTAACGGCTTGTTCGGTAGAATGGTTTTCATACTCATGCTTTAAAACCCCCGTTAACGCTGTGCATAGACGAACGATAATATTGCGATACTTTGTTAATGACGTTCCAAATTAATTGATGAATCGCTTGCTGTGAAATTCCCATACGTTCAGCCGCTTCCCTTTGCGTTAAATGCTTCGTAAATACAAGGTAAATAGCCGTTCCTTGTCTTTCCGTTTTGCATACTTTGCTACAAGCCTTATCGAAATCAATCAGCAAGTCTACGGCGTCAAAGTCCGTTTTATCGTAAGCTGATGATTTCACATGGTCATAATCGACAAATAGCGCATATACGCCTTCAGGTGTTTCTAGTGGATAATCTTTTTCAAACTTGCTTATTCCTTCCATTCGTTTTCTCCCCCTGCGGTTGAATAGCCCCTTCCGTTTTATATTTGTCCATAGCGTCCTTTACTTGTTCGTGCAATTCTTCAAGTGTTCCGTCGTTGTTAATCGAATAATCAACGTCGAAGTCGTTTAAATAGCTTTCTGTTTCATGTTCAGCCGTTACTTTCGTGAACCTATCTCCTGCTTCCGTTGCTCTATTTAATCGTGTACCTAACGACGCCCCTACTCGAATAATGAAAAAGCCGTTTTCTCGTAAATACTTCATTTCGTTGGGCTGACGTAAATCCGTAATGACAATATCCTTTTCGCCTGACGCTTCTATGTTGTTAAACAAAAAGCGAACCCAAATATCTTCGTCAACTTCACGTAATTTCTGCCCTACGTCCTGAAGCAATTTACGGGGCTTCTGATTGCCGTTGAAATCTTCAGGGAACAAAAGCCTTCCAGTCGCCCAAATGCCTTCAGAAAAAGCGAATTGCGTCATTCCGTACTGTCCTGAAATAATGTCAGCAACCGTATTTTTACCGCTTCTAAACTTACCGCAAATAGCAATTTTATTTTCGTAAGCCATAAATTAATGCACCTCCTTCTTTTCCTTTATAAAAAGAAGTGTCGTATTACTACGCCCCTATGTGACGCATAGCATAAAAAAAGCAACCGTTTATTTAACGATTGCCCTTCCGTATTTTTTCCGTAGTTCTTTTTTAAGTTCCTGATACTCTTGCATGTTTTCATTGGACGGCATGGCTTTAATTATTGATCTTGCATAAGCCAGTTCCCACTTTGCTCTATGGAAGAAAGTGCAATCCATTAACGTCCACCTCTTTCTTCGATTTCTGTAATAACAAGTGCGCCGTCTTCAATTGCCTTTTCCATAGCTTCAACCTTTGAAGCCGCTACATATGTCTGAACTGCCTTTTCGCCTTCAATACCTCTAAGTTCAATTACGAATTGTTTCATGTTTGATTTCCCCTTTAAATTAATTTTTGTTTACTTGTAATCATGTTTACGCAATACTCATAAAAAATATACGCTTGTCCTGAAGAATAACAACGTCAGCCTGTTCAATTGGTTCTTCCGTTTCTTTGTCAACGAAGCTACTATATTTAAACGGGTTATACGTTGCTTCCCGTACAATGCCCTGTTCAAAAACGCCGTCTTCGTCAGGGTCTACGGAAGAAATAAGTCCGTTCACTTTTGCGTGGACGTTTTTCTTTCCTTCTTCCAGTACCTTTTTGCGTCCGTTTTCGTTTACTTCAAACGTGGCATTTTCGATCACAACGGCGTCTGATTTTGCATGGACACGCTGACCCTTTTGAATAGAAAACGTGTTTCCGTGAAGGTCGTAATAAACTTTCACCCTGTCGCCAAACTCTACGGTACGTCCTTTAAATTGTTCCATTTATGTTCTCCCCTTTCGATCTAAATTCATTATACGACGTAAATATAAAAACGTCAACATGTTTACATTAAAAAATTATATAAAAAAAAGAAGGCTTATTTAGCCCTCTTCTGAAAAGTTTTCTTCAATATATTCTTGTTCTTCTTCTTCCGTTAGTAACCCTGTCGCCCGTCCAACTGTTCCTTCTTGCATACTCCAAATTTTGTTATGAACTTCAACGGAATTTTCAAAGTTGCCGTTATCCCAAGCTGTTAATGCTTCCTGATAAAATTTTTCATTTTGGTAGGTCGTTTGTTCGTCCAACGTTTGAAGCATATTATCAATACGTTCTTCCGTAATACGACGTTCACCCCATTTATCGTTTGAATCAACTTTTTGGTGCGTCATATTGTGCAATTTTTCTTGGAATCGTGCTTCAGTCGTTACGCCGTTTTCATTTTCGTGTGACGCTTCATTTAACCGTTTTGTTTTCTCGTTTTCAGCACTTGCCGTTTCAACATTGTCCTGTTTCGCAACCTTTTGTTCAAGACTGGAAAGAACGTTATACGTGAATATCCCGCCCGCTAAAATGATTCCTACAACTATAACCGCAATTAATTTCTTCATAACTACAACTCCTAGCGAAATGTTTACTTATCGAAATGTTTGAATGTAAATTTGTTTACGTTAATAGAATATCAATCACGGACTAAGGCGTCAATAGCGTTAGGGAAATGTTGTCTTGATAATTTATTGACGGCTTCCGCATAATCACGAATTTCGCTCTGTGCGTCGCCTTTTAGACGTTGGTTCAGGAAGTGACAAACGCCTTGCAAACTGCCCGCCCAACGCCATCTTACGTAAAGACCATAAGAAGGAAGGAATAAACGTGCTTGTTCAACGGCAACGCCTTCTTCGATTGCGTTTGTGTAGCGTTTATATCCTGTATCGTACATATCGACAAGCTGACGGGTTAAGTCTTTACCCTGTGTAACGGGAAGTATTTCGCCTGAACCTTGCTTTTTGTTGGCAGGTTGGGAACGCCATTCGTTTTCACCTACAATATAAAATTCAGGCTGTTCCGTAATATAGCGGCGGCTTGATTCGTTCCAAGCGTCAAGCGGGTCATGAGATCGAAGCGGCTGTTCTGCGTGATCTGAACCGATTACGTATTTCCACCACTGACGGGCAACCATAAGCGGCGCATATACTTCGAATTTCATGAACGAATGACGGAAAGGGCTTGTATGCCCTTCACGTCCAAGAAAGTTAAGAAGGCGTTCTTCTTTCGTTCCAAATTCGTTCGATTCACGGTCAAACGAAACTTTTGCGTCGTTAACGGGCGATAGATCGTCGCCCATTACGTCCTTTGCTTTAAGTTGTACATATCCGTTATCAAGAACGGGAATTTCGGTCATTACTTTTGTCATTATTTTCAACCTCCGTAGGTTCTTCGTCTTCAGGTGTTATTAACATGAAATCAACCATGCCGTCGTCATCGTCTTCTATTTCGTGATCGTCGTCTTCATCTGCTATTAGTTCAAACTGAACGTATTCCTTCACCTGAATTCTCCCCCTGTTAATAGTATCTTTCCGTTAAAAAATACCTATAAATTTTTAATGCGCCTTAAAAGTGTAAAGTAGAAAAATTTACTATGCAACCAATATCCTGAATGTCATTCATTTTAAATTGGTTACATTTTACTTGAACCCCACCCCTTTGAACCACGACTTGTTTCGTCCAAATCGTCAACAACTTCCACGTCAACGTTTTCTTCATACTCTTTAAATACTGCCTGTGCAATTCTTGACCCTTTTTTAACGTGGAAAGGCTCACTACCTGCGTTGTAGAGAAGAACGCCAACGTTCCCCCTAAAAGTTGGTTCTATCGTAGCAGGTGAATTTAATACAGTTACACCTTTTTTACTTGCGATTCCGCTTCGTGGGCGTATCTGCATTTCATATCCACGTTCAGGTTTAAACGCAAGTCCTAGTTTAAAGACTTTCCTTTCGTTAGGTTGAAGCGTTCCTTCTTCTACCGTGGAAACATCAACCCCAACGTCTTTTTCGAAGTTTTGGGTAGGAACAATAGCGTCTTCGTGTAATTTTTTAATTTGTACTTTCATTATATTACCTCCTGAATTTCGTGATTTACGTCTTTACCGTCGTAAAAATACCTTTTACGTACTTCTTTTGCTACACGATCAGCTTCTTCAATTGTTTGGTACGTGCCAAAACGTTTGTCCTTACCGTTAATGCCTAACTGTACGAACCAAGTGCCGTTTTTATTCTGATAAACGTTCCTGTACCCGCTACTTTTGTTATTCTTCGAAGCCCCTTTTCGGTTCTGACTATTCGAAGCATGATCGACAACGTTTAAATTGCCTTTCGTATTGTCTAACGTATTATGGTTACGATGATCGACAACTGTTTTCGGCGGGTTATTCGCTACAACTTGGTGAAGATAAACAGTAACGCCCGCAACTTTTGTATGAACGTAAACTGTTTCATCGTCTTCTTTACGGGCAACGTTTGAACCCGTCCAAGTACCTGAAATAGCGTTAACTCGATGAAAGTCTTTCGTGGAAATCGTTGTTGTAATCATTTCCCCTTTGTACCTTATGAAGATAACCGTCACGTCGCCACGTACTTCAAAATTGTTCTTCATCAAAAACACTCCTTCTTTTATTTGATTCAATAAAGAACTGTTGGCGGTACGTTCGGTTATGTGACACATATAATAAAAAAAAGCCGCCCAAATATGGACGACCTGACGTTTACTTATTTAACTGATTCAATAATGCTTTACGGGCGTATGCTAATTCTTGAAACCAAACTTGGTCTTTTGTATCTAACGCTAAATCAATCATTAAATCGAAATCTTCAAGCGTAAGCTGTGTTTCTTCAATGTCTCTTAAACGTTCCTTTTGAACGAAGAACGATCTTTTTAAATTAGGGAAAGCTACTCTGACGCCCCTATAACTTTCGTTTAAAACGAAGCCCCGTTCTGTCCGTCCTGCATACTCCATTTCTACCCATTTACCAATGCTTACCAATTCGTACACCCCTGCGGCTCTTCCGCTAATATTCTTCAACGCTTTCGATATAAAGACAATTTAAGCAAAACGTAGCTTTCATGTTTACACATATAAAATCACCGTTCGAATTGCCTACTTCGATACCTTTACGAATATCCGTTGTTAATTCGCCACAATTATTGTCTATGCTACTGTTTGGACATTCCATTTCCTGAACCTCCTGCTTTATTCATGTTTTTCGGCTTCCAACTCGAACAAAAGACGTTTTGCCAAAACTTCACCTAACGTTTTCCCAACAAATACATTCCAACTGTATTCCGAATAATATTTTTCTCCGTCGAAGCTAAATTCAAGCGGATAACCTAAATCTTCTAAAAGAACCGTAGCCATTTCAACATTGTGGGAAACAGGCGGTACAAGTACAGGCTTTCCATTTTCAGCAAGCCAATTTGTTTTGGCTACCTCGTTCCCCTGTTCGTCTGTGATCTGCCTGAAGATTGTAGAGCGTTTAAATCCAAGTAATTTTTTCGCAACTTCTTCGTCTAACGCTTTCCCGCCTTCCATCTTGTCAATTTGTGTAGCGTATTCGCCTAATTCTCCGTTCATCGTAAAACCTCCCTTTTAGTAATCTTTAAAGAAGTGTCGTATGATGTTTTCTATTTGTGACTATGTAATAAAAAAAAGACGGGAAACCCCGCCTTATAAATCATCAAAACCGTTATCTTCCGAAACTTTTGCGTACTCTCTCGACTTCTGTTCAAAGAAATCGGTTTTCGTGTCATTCATAGCTTCGTCACTGTACGTTCTAATCCACGGCATAACGTTATCAGTGTAACCTTCATATAAGTCGTCCAGTCCAAGCTGACGAAGCCGCTTATTCGCAATATATTTTATATAACCGTCCATTTCTTCCAAGTCTATCCCTTCAAGCCCTGTTAATACTTCGTGTGACCAACGTATTTCAAGCTGAACGGCTTTATCAATCGTTTCATACACGTATTCTGTAAAAGAACCGTCAGCGTCAATGTCAGGACGTTCAGCAAGCAAGGCACGTAATAGCATAGCGACAAAATGTCCATGTTGCATTTCGTCTTTCTGAATATACGAAATCATTGTTGACGTTCCAACCATCTTCTGTTGACGTGCTAAATTGTAGAAGAAAGCGAACCCTGAATAAAAATTGATTCCTTCAAGTATGATCGAACCAACTAACGCTTTCGCTAACGTTTTCGGCGTTGGGTTTTCGTCAAATTCATCGTAAATATCCAGTATAAGCTGATTACGTTTCATAACTTCAGGGTCGTTTCTTGCCATGTCGAAAATGCGATTCTGTTCTTCCAGTGGAACGATTGAAGAAAGAACGTAAGAATACGATTGATTATGAACGGCTTCCTGACTGGATATTTCCGCTAATATGGCGTGAACGCTAGGGTCTGTTACGTAGCCCGACGCCCTTTGAATTAAATTCGTCTGTACGGAATCAAGAATTGACAATAAACCGATAATCCGTTTAAAGGCTTCCTGTTCGTCGTCACCAAGTTCGCCCCAACTTTTAATGTCTTTCGCCATAGAAATTTCGTCAGGAATCCAAAAGTTTGAACGAAGATTTTTATAAATGTCGTAGAACTGCGGATAAGGAATGTCGTTCCAGTTAACTATTCCGCTTGCTTCTCCGTTAACAATTCCTGTTGAATGATTAGGGTTTTGCGGTTCTAATAGTTTGATCTTTCTTAATGCCATGTTTCACCCTCCAAAATTTCATTTGTCCATTTCGTCACTTTGTCCATCTGCGAACCCCGACAAGACTGTTCGACTTTCAACGTTTCCTGACGTACTGGAACGTTATGGTTTTCCAAGTGATATTTCATTTCGTCCACGGCTCGACAATATTTCGGAAATTGCGTTTCTCCTGAACCGAAAACAGCCGCTTCATTTATATTTAACTGACGTTCTTTTAAGATCGAACGTAGTTCTGTACGCATAGCAGACGGAAGTTCACCGTTCCCCCACGTATAAGAACCGAATAAAACCATATCGTAATCATGGAAAGAAGAAGGCGTTCCACCTGTACGGAATAACGTACAAGTGAAACCCTTCGATTCAACAACGTTTTTAATTACTTCTGCTATCTCCTGCGTATTACCTGACATTGAAGCGTAAACGATAGCAACGTTCACCCTAACGCCCCCTTACGAAGAACAAACTTCACATTCGTCGATTGTTACGGAAGTCGAACGTACATAATACGTGGTCTTAATTTTCGATTCCCACGCTTGCATATGCAACGCAAGTAAATCTTTCGCTTTAATATCGTTTCTAACGTATAGATTGCACGATTGACTTTGATCTATATGCTTTTGACGAACGGCGTTCTGCTTCAGCGTCCAAGATTGGTCAATGTCGTGTGCCGCCTTGTAATACCAAAAGGTTTTCGGCGTCAGTTCAGGTGCGGTTACGGTTGTACGGAAATCTTTCTTTTCTTCGACATATACTAATTTATAAATAGGGTCAATCGAAGCTGAAGCGTTCCCGATAATGGACGTTGAACCGTTTGGTGCAACTGCCATTTGATAACCGTTCCTTACGCCATATTCAGCGACTTCTTGTTTCAACGTTTTCCATTTGTCGTCTTCATAGTCACGGCGGTCAAAGTATGCGCCTGTATGCCAGTCGCTTCCTTCAAAATAAGGATATGCGCCTTTTTCTTTCGCTAAATCTTTCGAAGCATTAATTGTTAGATACGAAATTTCTTCATACAATTTATCAGCGTATTCAACGGCTTTTTCACTTTCGTAATTAATACCGCTAACCGCTAACAGGGTATGCCACCCAAACGTTCCAAGCCCTACGGCTCTATATTTCATATTCGTCAATTCCGCTTGCTTAACTTCGATATTGTTCAGATCAATCACGTTATCTAACATACGAACCTGAATCGGAATTAATTCTTCAAGAACGTCGTCCGTTACGGCACGTGCTAAATTAATTGACGAAAGATTACAGGTTACAAAGTCGCCCGCTTCCTTACGAATAATAATTTCGTCGCCGTCCGTTGTTTCTTCTTTGACGGTTGTCGCTGAAAGATTTTGCATGATTTCAGTACACAAGTTTGAACAATAGATAATGCCTTTGTGCTTGTTTGGGTTATCACGGTTGACGGAATCCCTGTAAAACATATAAGGAACTCCTGTTTCCAACTGTGATTTCATAATTCGCTTCATAATGTCGATAGCTTCAACCTTGTCTTTATTAATGTCAGGGTCGTCAACTAATTCCCAATATTTATCACGGAATGAACCCTGTCCTTTTTCTTCGTCATAATAGTCTTCTAACGCCCAACCTTTTTTATCCCGTACTTCGTGAGGGTCGAACAAATACCATTCGCCACGGTCACGTACTTTTTCCATGAATAAATCAGGAAGGTTTACGCCTGTAAATAAATCGTGAGTACGAAGGCGTTCATCACCGTTATTTAGCTTCAGGTCTAAGAAGTCATGAACGTCTTTGTGCCAAACGTCAAGATAGATAGCAACTGAACCCTGACGGCTTCCAAGTTGGTCAACGGAAACAGCCGTATTATTTAACTGTCTAGCCCACGGCACAATTCCGCTTGATACGCCTTTAAACCCACGAATGTCGGAATTAAGTGAACGTATTTTTCCAAGATAAACGCCAATACCGCCGCCTGATTTCGATAGCGTGGCAATATCCGTGTTACTGTCGTAAATACCACGAAGGGAATCGTCCACTGTGTCCACGAAGCACGAAGAAAGCTGTCCGTGGGTTTTCCCTGCGTTCGCTAACGTTGGTGTAGCCACGGTCATATATAAATTTGATAACGACCAATAGGCTTGTTTAACTAATTCCATACGGTGTGACGTTTCTTCTTCAGACATTAAGAAAAGCGCAATCGTAAGAAAACGTTCCTGTGGAAGTTCAATCGGTTTTTTGTTTTCGTTTTTCGCAAGGTAACGGGTCGATAACGTCATAAGTCCAACGTAAGTGAATAGTTCGTCACGTTGCGGTTCGATCATCTTTCCCGCTTCACGTAGTTCTTTATGCGAATAGGACTTTAACACTTTATCGTTATAATAGCCTGTGTCTGTTAACTCTTTCGTTAGGTCGAAGAAGTTCCCGTATGCTTTCGCCTTTCTTCGTGTTTCCACGTCTTTCCGTAATTGCTTCGAGTAGAAATGTGCGGCGACAAACGTCCAGTCAGGTTGTTCCTTCGTGATTTCGTCCACGGCGTTCGAAATTAATAATTCCGTGATATTCTCCGCCTTAATTTCGCCCCTTGCTTGGACTGAACGAAAGATTCTTTCTTTATACCGTTCTGTTGGAAGATCAGGGAAATTATCTAATACGTCATTCAAATATTTACCTAAACGTTCAGGATTAAATTCGCTCTGTTCGTGTCCATCAATTACTATTGTCAAATTAAAACCTCCCCTTCTTTATCTTTCTAATAAAGTTGTTGTTTAAATACGCCTGTCTGTGACTTATTGGAATAAAAAAAAAGAAGGGAATCCCCCTCCTTTTCTTTAGTGACTATTTAATTAGACAACCTGAACGAAGTTTTCATTGGCGGTTACAAAGTAAGCGTCACCGTTAGAATTTTTCGCCTTAAATTGTTTTCCGTTGCCTACTGTTACCTTTTCGACGATTTCAGGGAATCCTTGTCCTTCCGTCAGTGAACCAACGTGATCTTCGTCTTTCCAAGAAGGTTCGTTATAGAATCGAACTCTGCCGTCGTAATGCGATTCTACCCGTCTACCCACGTAAGAAGGCGTTTCGTCCTTTTCAACAAGCGTTACAAATTTCTCTGCCGCTGTAATATAGAACGTGTCTCCGTTGGAATTTTCAACTTCGTACTGATAGCCGCCTTCAACTTTCAACTTACGTTTAACCGTTGGAAAACCACGATCTTCGTCAACTACTCCAATTTGTTCAGCGTCAGCCCAACTTGGACTTGCGTAAAAACGAAGATCGTCAACTTTCGATTCAAGTCTGTAATCACCAACGTTTTCCTTAACAGTTTCAACGTCTTTTTCTTCACAACTGCTTTCGTCTGTACTTGCGCTTTCTACTTTCGTCTTCTCCTGAAGACCGTATTTTTTCGCAATACCGTTAACAATAGCTTTCGCACAAGTACGGCGATAATCGTCGGAAAGTAAAAGTTCAGCTTCTTCCCTATTGTCCATAAATCCACATTCAACAAGAATTGCGCTCATGTGCGATTCACGAAGAACGTGGAAGTTTGCGGCTTTTACGCCACGGTCATAAAGTCCAGTCTTTTCAATCATTTCCCCGTGAACGTTTTCCGCAAGATCAACTGAACCTGTCGGCTCTGATTCGTACACATACGTTTCAATACCTCTTGGGGCAGGGTCAGCCCATTCGTTCCCCAATGCGTTCGCATGAATGGAAACGTAAGCGTCTGCGCCCCAATCGTTAACCTTGTCCGTTCTGTCTCCAAGCGGTACGTCACGAACTTCTTCGCCTAGCTGAAGAACCTCAACGTCTTCATATTCATTTTCAAGCATTTCCCTAACGTATTCCGCTGTTGGAAAGTTAAAGTCATGTTCATTCATATAACTACCGTCTTCGAATTTAGGTGTACGTTTTCCGTAAGTGTTTGCCCCGTGTCCTGCGCCTACTGCGATTCTTTTGGTCATATTGAACCCTCCTGTAAATCTTTTTTATAAACCAATGTCAGCGCAACGCCCATAGCGTCACTTTCGTCGTTACTTTGAAAAACAAAGTCTTCAGGAAGATTTAATTCGACCTCAATGGCTTGTTCCACTTCAGACTTCGAAGCACTTCCACTTCCTGTGACTACTTTCTTAATTGTAGAAGCGGCGTATTCTACAAGACCCATTTTTGAAAAATATTCTTCCGCTACACCGTAAGCCTTAAACAAAGCCTGCGTCGCTTTTTTATGCCGTGTAAATCCTGATTCTCTTGCGACATATTTAATCTTGTATTCCTTTAAAATATTTTCGAAACTTTCACGTTGTTTGGTCAGCCTTTCCCCGTGTGGCTTTTTATCGTTTGCCTTAACAATCCCTGAATCGACAAGGCGAACGTCTTGACCTTTTACGCCAATAACCGCCCAACCTGTCGAGTTCATGGAAACGTCAAGTCCTAGTACAAAGATTTCATTCATTTTTTCGCTTTCTTCCGCCGTTCTTCCGCCTTTCGTTTCTTTTCTTCTTCCTTGCGTAATTTCTCCGCTTCCACGGCGTCAGAATCATAAGCGTCAGTACCGCCGTCTGATTCACACACGCTTTTGAACGGACAAAATAAACATTTGTCGGGGAAACGTCCATCAGGAATTACTTCTTTGTGCTTCGACTTTGCAACGAACGCACATTTCGCAAGGAAATCGTTCTTTTCTTTTTGCGTAGGCTTGTAATAGAAAAACCGCATATCGTTTTTAGCGTCTTCCTGCTTCAGCCATGAATCTTTTGCTAACGATTCGTAAACAAAAACAAATTCATCAACGTCGAATAGTAACGAATAAGCAACGGCTTGTTCTTTGTGACTTTGTTGAATATCTTTCATCTTGAAGTCACCAATTGCGCCAATGGTCGTTGACTTCGTTTTAAACTCGAAGCCTACTTTTGAACCGTCAGGCGTATATTCAAGTATTCCGTCCATCATTCCGAAAACCTGAAAATCAACGCCTTTATATTCAAACGGCTTAACGTCCTTTATATTGCTTTCCCAAGCGGGCGTTCCGTTTTCCATACGGTGAACCGTAAATTTCGGATTTTTTAAATGCTGTTCCGCATAAAGCAAGTCTTTCTGAACAGCCGCATGGATAGCCGTTCCATTACGAACCCAACGCCGCTGATACGGAAGCATTGGCTGTTCGTCCTTTTCTTCCTTACGTAACTTATAGTAAAGTTCACGTTCGCATTTCGAAGCTGACGAAGGTGAAAACGTCGGAAGCCGTTGAAAGTTTGGTTTTTTCGGATTCTTCAGATCGTCAAGTTCTTCTTCTAATACCTGCGTTTCAATGTCCTTATCAAATATTTCATCTAAGGAATGAAAACGTTCGAAATGGTTCGCCATAGCTTTCGTTAATTCGTCAGCCCTGTCTTTCTTGGTTACTTCATTTCGAAGTTCTTCCCCGTCCGAAACAAATAGTTTCGATTTATCCATAATGACCCCCTTTCGATCTACAATTTAAGCCGTAGACGAAAACCATTCGTCTTTGCTTATCTCAACGCCCCATTCGTGCATAAAGGCAACGTCTACTTTTAAAGGAACGTCCAATTCTGCCGCCCCCGTCATGGCATGTTCCATTTCTTCCGTTTCTTCTTTCGTTATGGAAGCTGAAACTTCCGTAAGTGCTTCGTCGTGTACCGTTCCAAGTAACAGCCAGTCTTCACGTTCTTTTACTAAATCATTCAGGCGTATCATGGCGATTTTCATAATATCCGCCGCTGAACCCTGAATAATGGCGTTAACTGCCTGACGCTGTACACGGGAAACTTTCTTATTAGCGTCGTGAATCTTACGCTTAAATTTATACGGCAACGCCTTACCAACTTCCCAAATATTGTCAGGAACTTCTTTCCCGTTCATTCGTTCTTTCGCTTCCTTGCGTAAAGCCTTCAGTTCCTTCACGTCTTTCGAATGTTCAGGGAAACGGCGTTTACGTCCGTACATTGTTTCAACGTATTCGTTCGCCGCTACTTCTTCGTGAATAGATTCAATCCACTTTCTAACCGTTGGGTACGCTTTATAGAAGTCTTCAATAAACGTTTCTGCTTCTTCAACGGAAATTTCGAGTTGCGTCGCAAGCGTGTACATTGTCGTTCCATACATAACAGCCAGTAAGCCTGTTTTCATCATCTTCCGTGGCTCACGACCTTTGTCGTCCTTAACACCGTCACCACATTCTTCGTATGAAAGCCCGAATGTGTATGAAGCCAATGTTGAATAAAGATCGTAACCTTCCCTGTATGGACGCTGAAGTTCCAAGTCTCCCGTAATGTGTGCCAAAACACGGGGTTCGATCTGCGAAAAGTCAGCCCCGACGATGATTCTTCCATCAGGCGCACGAAAAATGATTCTTGCTTTCGGCGGCAACTGCTGAAGGTTCGGTTCACTGGAAGAAAAACGCCCTGTGTCTGTACCGTTCTGTTTAAATTGTCCGTAAACTCTGCCTGTTGACTTAACAAGTACGGGCAACTTATCAATGAACGAAGATAACAATTTTGAAATCTTCCTGTATTCAAGTAATAAATCCGCTACTTCATAAGATTCCGCTAACTTCTTCAGAACCTTTTTATCTGTCGAACGTTTCTTTGAAAAGTCAGGAATACCTAAATCGTCATACAACGCTTTTTGTAGCTGTTGCGGCGAATTAAAGTTAATGTCACCTAATACGTTAACCAATCTGTTCTTTATACTGATTTCGTCAGCTTTCAGTTCCTTCTGTGTTTCCGTTACCTTTTCGTGATTTAATAGAAATCCGTTTTCTTCCATATCAATACACGCTTCAAGTAACGGATTCTCAATGTCGTAATAAAGCTGACGTACATTCTGAAGATGTTCACGTTTTAACTGCTTTTCGATAAAGAAGTATAGCTTAACGGTTAATTCCGTATCTTTAGCGGCATACACTAACGCAACATCAAGCGGAATTGTGTCGAACGTTGCTTTTCCGAATAAATCTTTGAACGTATCGTTTTCGGATTTTACGCCTAAATGTTTAGCGTATTTGTTCGCTAAGTCTTTTAATTTAAACGAAGGTTCATTTTCGTTCAGAACCCACATTGCAAGCATAGTATCCATTAATATTCCGACTAATCGAACGCCTTCCATTGAAAAACCGTGAGCGTCGAACTTTGCGTTATGAAGAACTTTTAAATACTGCCTATCCTGTAAAAAACGTTTGATCTTTTGCATAACGAAAGCCGTGGACAACTGTTCTTTTAATATATTTCCATCGTCGTCAACGTGCCTTGTCGGAATATAAACGTGAACGTCGTTTTTCGGAAATGAAATCGAAAGACCGACAAGTTGGTTATCGCCATGAACAATGTCCAAGCCGTCCGTTTCAATGTCTAGCCCTGAAATTTTTTCTTCTTCCCAAACGTCACAAACCCACTGAAGGCTTTCTTCTGTGACAATTAGATAATAGTTATCAGGCGTTTCTTCGACCAATTTCTTTAAATGTTCTTCACGATGTTTTTCCATTAAACGGGAATACATTCGAAGGGCTTCCGTCTTGGAAAGTTTGGCGTTAGGCTCAACTTCTCCGTTCTTCCAAGCACGATAAACCTTCCGTAACTTCTCAATGTCGTTTGTACTGTTTTTACGTGAAAAGATTTCTTCCCATAGTTCGTCAGGTGATTTATTCGAAGCCTTCTTTTTCTGCGTTGCTTCCTTTGCCTTCTTTTTAGCGGTTTCTTCTTTCTCCGCTGTGTTCGTTTCAAATTCACTAAAGTCTAATTCTGTTTGTTCTTCGGACATATAAAACCCCCGCTTTCTTATCTTTCAAATAAGACTGTTGGAAGGTTCTATTTGTTTGTGACACATAACGAAAAAAAGACGGCATATAGCCGCCTTCTTTTAGAAGTTGTTAGTTGGGTCTTCGTTTTCATCTTCCGTTGTGTCGATTGCCTCTCCTTCGTCTTCCCCTTCTTCCTGTTCACCTTCAGGTTCTTCGTCACTGGAATCTTCTTCCGTAACTTCGTAATTTAAGAAACTCTTAACAGGGAAGCCTGCTTTCTGAAGTTCTTTCGCTTGTTCTTCCGTAGTACGTGGCTGAAGGGCTTGTTCGAAAATCTTGTCTGAAACTTCTTCTTCGTCGAACTTATCAAACGTAGGCTGAACTTCTTTCATCTTTTTCGGCATAATCGGATTAAGTGAATAAGACGTATCTGTTTTTTCGCCTGTACGCTTGAACGTAAACGCTACTTCGTCAAGATCGTCAGCGTATTCGTCAATGGTCGAAATAATTGCGTCAGCTTGCGATTTTGTAGCGTCAAATACTCGAAGCATACCTTCAGGGTTTCCGTCTTCGTCTTCTGCGCCTTCTTCAAGATCGACAAAGGCGAACATAACCCGTTTCTTTGCGTACATAGCACCCCAAACAGAATTTCCGTCTTTATCCGTTTCTTTGTCGTACTTCTGTGCTTCACATAGAAGGCAACGTTCACCTGTCGAAGCAATACACGGTTGCGTGTAAATTCCTTTGCTGTAATGCGAATGTGCTTTATAGGCAACGTAATCATTAGGTGAAAGGATTCGTACTTTTCGGCTCTGTCCTGCCTTCAATTTGATAAACGCTTTTTTAAAGTCAAGACCTCCGCCGCCACCGTTTCCTTCAATCGCTTTTTTCGCTTCGTCGCCACGTCCTAAAATTACAGACATAAATCAACCCCCATCATTTTATATTGAAACTTGCCGCAATAATGCGGGGCTATTACGCCCCACGTTTTTCCATAAACTTCGAAAATGAATTTTTCGCCCGTTGTACGGTTTTACGAAGATTAGCATTGTACTCATTAAATCCAAGTATTTCCGCTAAATCGTCACCTTCGTAACCCTTATACAAATAAGCGATAATTTCAGCGTAACGCTGATTACAACGGTAAAACTCTCTGACGATGTTAAACGCTTCTTCTTCTTCGTCTTCAACAACTTGTTCTTCTGCGCTCGGTACTTCTTCGAGGGCAAAAACTTCAAGCGTTAAATCATTGTTGTCGCTGTCTGCGCCAATGTGTGCTTCCAGTGAATCCAAACGGGCGGAAATATACGATTTACCGTCTTTATCGTTTTCCGTTCCTTTTGTTTCGTACTTTCTCCATACACTAGCTTCAGCGATACGTAGACGATAGCCATAAAGTGAACTGAATTTTCCCTTTTCAGGGTCATAGCTTTTCAACGCTGACCAAAGGGCTTCATAAAAAGCAGAAATGAAATCTTCATACGGCAACTTAACGCCCTTAAACTGACCACGGTATTCAGCATTTCTTGCTGATTTTTCAATATATGGCTTCATAAACGTAAGCACCTGACCAAGTATTTCTTCCTGTTTAAATTCATCTTTTTCGTCAAAAAAGTTATCCGCCATAATCTGAACTTCTTCCCAATAGTTTACGTTACGTTTCATTAAAATCATTCCTTCCGAAAATTTGTTTATTGCGGCTTTTATTTGTTTCAAAAAAGAGTGTTGGAACGTAAACATGTTTTGTGACACACATTTATAAATTCATAAATGTTTACTTGTTTACACAAAGGGCATGACGAACTAAGCCCCCGACAAATTAGGTCGGACGCTACGTCTTTATGAAATTTTTAAAATCGCAATATTTGTGTATTATATGACGAATACATAAACATGTAAACAAATTTACGGATAAATGAAACGAAGTGACCACTTTTCCCGTAAAATATAGTTTGGACGTGCTTCAAATAGAAAAACGTCCTTGATTATTACCAATCAAAGACGTTAATTCCATGTGTTTCCATATTATTAATTTCGTTTCGTGCTTCGTTAATGTCGGTTATTCCGTCGGGAACGCCCGTCCAATCAACTTCTTCGAGTTCAATAAGCCCTGCAAGCTGATCTACTATCGAATGTCTTGCTTTCCTGCCTTGCTTATCATTATCCGTAGCAATTACCAATTTCTTTATATCAGCCTTTAAAAGTAAATTCCGCTTCGCCGTAGTCATGAAAGACGTTCCGATTGCTACCGCCGCTATACCGTTCGACCATAACGTTAAAGCGTCAATTTCACTTTCAACTATCCAAACGGTGTCTTTTTTCCTACGTACAACCCAATGTATTCCATATAAATGGTTACGGATAGGTTGACCGCCCTTCACGTACCAAAACTGTTTATTATGAACGTGTCTGTGCTTCCATGAAACGATATTTCCATTCAAATCGTGCCATACAAGAACGATTGATTTCGTATTAGGGTCATAGCCCACGTCAAACGCCCGCTGTACGTTAAACGGAATCCCTCTCCGTTCTAAGTACGGGTGCTTGTAAAGATACGGCTTCAGATCGTCTTTATCGAATACATGGTTATTTTCTTCTTCCGTATGCCAGTCGTCGAAATCCAGTTTGAAATTTTCCACTTCGCCGTAATCAGGCGAATACATAGCAAGAAGATATTCTTCCGTTTCTTCATACGTTTCATTACGGATAAAGGAAAGCAACTTGACGAAGTTTCCTTTCTGCCATTCGCTATCATCGTTCCCACTATCTATGAACGTTCCATTTTCCAAGTTAACCGCAAAGGACGGGTGCTTTTCGTCACGAAACGGGGAACAGGCGATTAAGCGATTTTCTTTCCAGTTAGGACGTTCCCATTCGTAATCTTCAATTTCGGCTGATACGTTAACAGGAAGTTCCTTGTCTTTTATAATGACCACGTTATTCCCTCCTAAAAATCAAGACCGCATTAGAAACGTGCGGTCAAGTCGGGTTCTCCGATAATTCCCCTATTGAAATCACAATGTAAGTCCACGACTTCCCCAACGGCAGGTTCACGACATTTAGCAACTAGCAATTTTCCAATTCCGTCATGCTGATCGAATGTAAGAACGGTTGCGGCGTCCTGAACGACTGCTATTGTTTCGGAATACTGATCGACGGAAGGCGGTCTTACAACCCGTTCCCCTTCGTCGTCGTCTTCTTTGTTTTCCTTTTCCGCTGAAGTAGGTGTTTGGTGAACGACAAGACCAACGACCCCGTATTTACCGAAAAGTTGTCGAAGTTGTCTCGAAGTGTTACTCATGGCGTCACGGTTGGACTTCCCTCCGCCGCTGTGTGCCATTAAATTAAAGCCGTCGATGATTACCATTGATACGTTTGGATTCATTTCAAGGTCAGCTTCTATTGCGTCAATAGTTAAGCCTTTCGGTAGGTCTTCCATTGTCTTAACGATATAAGGCGTTTGTTCTTCTTCTGAAAGATCAAACTGTTCCAAGTAGTCGTAATAATCTTGTTCGTTTTCCAGTTGTCCACGGCGTAAGTCGGAATTGTTAAATTTGCCGTCTATCGTATCAATACGGCTTTCCTGCTGTGCTTTCGACAATTCAGGTGAATAATGCAGAACGCCAAAACCTGAACGCCATGATTGACGACCTAAGTCCGTAGCAATCCAACTTTTCCCTCTATTCGTATAAGCCATAAGAAGAATATAGTCGCCTAATTCCATTCCTGCCATTTTGTCGTTCAGGGCGTTGTAAGGAAACGGAATGTAACGTTGAGTGCGTGTTTCTTTCGCTTCTTCGTATCTTTGTTTTCTTTCCTTTCCGTTAACAGCGAAATTCGTTCCTGCTGAAAAGTCCGTTGATGTTTCCCGTTCGATCTGCTTCGTTCGCTCACCAAGCCACGTAATAAATTCGTCGCCTTCTAAACTCTTATACTTTTGTTTCGCTTCCATCTGAAGCATTTCGAATGATTGACGTTTAGCTGACTGTTTTTTAATCCGTGAAGCCAGTCCTTTAAACGGTTCATGAACGGCTTCTTGATAGTCGAAATTCTGAAATTCCGAAACGACTGTTTCAACGTCAGGACAAGCCCCGTACTTCTTACGGTAATCAACTATATAGTCGAATACTTCACCATGACGTTGAAAATCCTCTTTATTAACGTTGTACTTCAATACGGAATGAACATCGTTGTTATCCAGTATTTTCGATATAATTTGTTCTTCAACCATTGAAGAAAACCCCCTTCTTAAATCACAACGACTTTTTACGGTGATCTTTGCCTTTAAACGGTAGTGCTTGCGTCATTCCTTCGATACGGGAAGCAACCTGTTCGCCTAGCATTGTGTGAATCGTGTCTCTTGGAACGTTAGAAGTGAATATTGTCGCCCGTTCGTTTGTATCTCGTTCATCTATAATTTCGTAAACTTCGTTAATAAACGCTTCCGTCATTCCACGAAGACCAATGTCGTCCAGTACAAGAAGATCAACGTTCATCATTTTCTGTTTCAAGCTGTCGTATTTATCGCCATTCAGTTCTTTATTTTCCGCTGAACCTCGATATTGCGAATTATAGACATTCTGAAACTTTGCCATTTTCATAAAGAAGGCGGGTTCTTTATCAATCGAACGTTCCTGTTTTGCTTCTGAAATCGCCCGCTGACGTAAATACTCTATCGTGATAGCAACCGCCGCCGTCGTTTTTCCTGTTCCTGTTCCTTTCGGATTCTCTTTCGAAGGAACGCCAAACAAGTAAAGCCCAAAACCATCGTCAATTCGTTGTTCGATTTTTGCGGCGTATTTCTGAATGTACTGATACGCTTTCGGATTATCTTCTTCGAACGGCAACGTCTGAAGCGTCGTATTTTTATATTTAGCGGGAATGTTCGCAACTGCTAACAATCCGCCGTTTTCATTAACTCCATGCATACGGGTGAACGGGAAACAACCGTGATTACAAAACGTAGGATTTCCCGCTTTCGAACAATAAGGTGCTAACAAACATTTATCTTCAAGCGTCATTTCGTGAATCCCCCTTTCGTTTAAACTGTGTTTTTAAAGTTTCGCTTACGTTTAATTTCTTTTGCTTTACACATGAATAATCACCTTCCGTTGGGTAAAATGGCTATACAATTTAGCCTGTGTTTCAGGAAGCCGTTTTTGTGACACGTAACAATAAATTTTTAATCTAAACTTTCAAGTAAAGCGTCATAATGTGATTCATCGTAATTATATTTTTCGGATTCCGCTTCAACGTTTTCTTCCTGCTTCTGTAATGAATCCGCTACGCCTAACGCTTTATTTCCAAGCCATGAACAAAGTTGTCCAATCGTAGGACGTGGAAACTTGTCGTTCGCCCAACGTTGGTCATATTCAGAAAACACTGTGTCCAAGATCGTTTTTATTTCTTCGTCCGTGTACGTCTTTAACAATTTATTTTTAATCATGGCGGCGTCACGACCCCAATTCGGTTGATACGTTTCTTCGTACTTGTCGAAGTATTTGTTACGGAAGTAATTAACAACGTCTTTCGCATTGTCGAAGACAATACTTTCTTGTTCTTGGCTCTTGTTACTTGGTTCTTGTTCAGTAGTTCTTTCTAGTTCTTGTAACCTCTCCGTTACAACCCCACTTCCTTGTTCCGTTACAACCCCTTCTGTTTGCGTTACACCCGTTTTCCCAAAATGAAGACCTAGTTTCTGCGAAAGAACGTATTTGTTACGTCGTCCTTTAGCCGTTTTCTCCTGAAGAATTTGAAGAACAGGTTCGCCTTCAACGTCTGTTGACCGTAAGTCTTTAATGACGCCGTTCACGGTTTTTCGTGTAAATCCAATAAGTTCGCCAATTGTGTCCTGACTAGGGAACGCTTCACCTTTGTCGTTCGCATAAGAAGCGATTATTGAAAGAACAGCGAAATGTTTAACGCCACCTACCTCTTTAATTAATCCGTTTTTGATTGATTCAATGTCCACTTTGTAAAACACGAAAATTCCTCCCTGAATTTGCCGATCATGCGTCACATAAGCATTGAAATGACGACACTCTTATTTGTAATAGCGAAAAACGCATTGATCGTATTTTTTGGCTTACAAAGTAACGTGTTTTTCACAACCCCCTGAATGTGACATGTTCGATAAAATTCTTTTAAAAAAGTTTGAAATGCGAACAAGTGTTTGTTAGTATTCTCGTATAGACAAAAAAAAGACGCCTTCCCGTTAAGGAAGACGCCTTTAAAATCGAATATAAGTATATAAGTTTTATAATTAGTTTTTGCTTTTACATAATCATTATTGTTTTTGTTATTGTTAACATTCTCATTTATGACACTCTCAATCTTATCAATATAGACTTATCTTTGAATTATTTAATGATCTAATATAGATGGTACTTATATAATTTTTGAATAAAATAATTATCAATCTTTCCATATACTCATTAATTGTAAATAGGCTTGATGTTCTTCTTCACTTAATTCTGTTTCTTCTCTAACCAACATTTCAGATAACATTTGTGCGCTGTCTATATTCTTTACTGTTGCTATTGCTTTAAATCTCTTAACTACGTCAGCTTCCACTCTAACGGAAAACGGTTTTTTAGCCATGTAATTATATCTCCTTTTAACAGATTGTTAATTCAAACTCGAATATACCAAAACGTAAATTTATTTACAAGTAAACTTGTTTTAATTACTTAAATTCAAATATGTAAAAATATGACCCGTCAGGCAAAAGCCCAACGGGAATTTTAATCCTTATTTTCCTGATACGGATTTAACTTTTTTACTATTTCCAAAGGTGTTTTTAACCTTCGAAATATCAAACAACCCGCTTGCGCCTAATCCCATAGCGACGCCGTAGAAGACCTGATTAGCAACGTCACCGTCTACGAAAAACAAGCCCCCTGTAACGCCTAGTACGATAGAAACGACTGGCATGAATTTCTTTGGTACGCCCGCTTTCTTAATGCCCTCACCCAATGCCGTAATAACTGCGATAATAATTCCCATTTCGATCATCATTTTTCATACCTCCTTTCGGTTTCTTTTTCTTCTTTTTCTTGTCTCCATTCACGTTTTCGCCGTTTCACTTCCGTCTTTAAGTGCAATTCGTCTTTAATATCGTCAACGTCTTCAGCTAATCGTTCTACCCCCGTAGCCAAACGTTCGAATTGGTTGGAAATGTTTGTTATAAATTCCGTCAGCTTCGTTTCACGTTCCAAACTCTCCTTTCGAAGTTCTTGGTATTCTTCCCGTAACTTGTTTTCACGCTCTTTCGCTATTTCCTGCTGACGCCTGTTTTCCTTTAGTGTGTAATAAAATAAAGCGACGTATAACAAAGCCCAAAGACCTTGTTTCGCCGCTTCAGCGAAAACAATTTCACTCATTCATTATAACCCCCTCCTTAACTGCGATATTTCGGTTGTACTTTAGGAATCATTTCGAACATGCGGGGGTCTTCGTAACCCATCGTCCAAAGTCCGACGCCTTTTAATCCGTAATCATTAACCGCTATATTCATAGTACGAAGGAAAGATTCAGCGTCACCAACCCATAGGACGGACATTCCGTTTCGATCACCTATTAACGCCTGACCGAACCAAACCCCTGCGTCTTTTAGGCGAACCCTGACATTTTTACTTCCCTGCCACGATTCCCATTCGTCAACCGTAATTTCATAATCAAGCGAAACTTCGTCAGGCTCATAGGATAGTTGACTTCCCATATCATCGCCTGTATTCGCTGTACCTCCGTCTGAAGGTGCTTGGTCACGTGTTTCTGTTTCGTCCATTCCCGTATAAATCAAATAACCGTAATGGTCGAAATCGTAGCCGCTTCGTGCAATCCGCCCGTATTCACGTGTTTCGCCGTCAATGTCTACTTCAAACTTTTCCATCGTTTCCCAACGATCAAGCGACGAAACAGCGAATAACGTTGATTGAATATGGCTATCCCAAGCGTATATTCCGCAAGAACCTGATTGACGTTGAAGTGTAACTTTTCCGTTTGTCGGATCAACGTCGCCATTATTAACGAAAACCTTCGTTTGATTTTCGCCCTCAATCGTTTCGTTATCTTCAATGAATACGTCAAGACCGTTCACGGAAAGCTGACATTCGTCTTCAATCCAACGTGCCATAAACGAAACGGTATCTCCTAAATTGATATTTCCGACTGGCTGACGTGCAACAATCGTTTCGGTATAATCCCATTCGCCCGTTTCTTCGTTGTACTCCATATCTTCAAGTACAAGTTCTGTAACGCCTGTGCCTGTGATTGTCTGTCCGTTGGTATTAGTGAACGAATATTCTTTTTCTAAGTTCACACGAAGCGCATAACCGTCAGCAACGCTACCTTCTTCCTGTGCCATGAAACGAATACCTGCCATTTTTCCACGAAGAATTTTAATGTTCGATTCCACCTGAATATTCCCCGTCCATTTCTTTGAAAGTGCCAATTGCGCTGAAGCGGAAGAATCATAATCAACGACAACCGTATTGCTTTCGTCTAAGGCAATCTGCCATTCTCCCGTAGTAAAACCAACATTACGGGCGTCTGAAAAACAAACAGGTTCACCGTCTGCGTCCGTGTCTAAATTACTCCCTGCGCCCTCTACTCTGTAATCACGTTCAATAGAACGGTAATACGTCGTATTCTGAAGCATAGGTTGCGGGTCGTCGTTATAACTTCGTTCGTCTTCGTAATAAGATTGAAAGTTATCCTCCCACAAAATAACAGGGCGGGCGTCACGGCGTAGCATTTTAGCCGCTAACGCTAACTTATCGGGAAAATAGGCGTCTTTCGGCGGTTGAACATTTCCTTCGCTATCTTCTTCAAAATCCGTTTCTGATTTCGCTTTTAACGGCTGAAGATTCGTCGGAAGATCAATTTCACCGCCTGAAAAGTTTTGGTCAAAATCGTCGCAAACAATGAAGCCAAAAATAGGCGTTTGCTCTGTGCTTCCGTTGCCAGTAACAGAAATAGTATTTTCCCCTGCGTTTAACTCAAAAAATCCGCAATCGAACCAATGCGAACCTTTAAGAACAAACGGATACCATTCTTCTGTGTTTTCCCCTCCTATAACCATACTTGTACTGTTAACACTTCCGACAAGGGTCATTTGGTCATACCAAGAAAAAGAAGTCATGGCTACGATCTTATAACTTCCTGAAGCGGGAACATTTACCTTATACTCAACAACGCCTTCAGGCACTCGTTCTTGATAGCAAGCTGAACCGTCACTGGTTGGTGTCCATATAGGGTGAACAAATTCATATCCAACAAATACTTCATTTTGTCCGTTAACCGTCTTAACAGAATGACCAAAATCTAAAGTTTCAGGGTCAAGATTTTTGTTATATTTACGTCTTTCAGAATAAGCTGATTGCTCACTTACTCCGTCAGGCGGGTTAACAGCGAACGCTTTTCCTGTTACGTTGTCAGGCGTATTCGCTATTTCATGAATGTTTGTCCAAGTAGGAATTTGTTGTTTCGAAAAGGTTGTAATATATTCAAGTCGATTATATTCGTCCTTTGTAGCGGTAGAAGAACCATTATTCTGTTCTAAGATTTTCGCATATTTCGGTTCAAAAAGATCATAAACGTGCGGGTACATGATTTCGTTTAAGGATTCGGCGTCTTCTTCTGAAGCAAACGGCAAATAATCTTGCGGTTCATAAACAAAAACCGTTTCGTCGTTTCCGTCACCGTCTACGTCTTCCTGCTTTCTGTGATAATGTTTGTAACGTCCATTCTGCCAGTCCAATAATTGAAGATACGTAATCGTTGAACCTCTTTGAACAACGCTTTCGTCGTGCATACCCCACCTGTGTCCGTAACCTGCCGCCCCGACGTAAACATTTTCTTTACGTAACTTTGCGTTAGGATTACGACCAACAATTTCGTCTATCCATTCACATACGTCTGTAAGCCACCATATAGGCGTTGAAGCACCTGCGGCAGAACCCGCCCAATGGAAGTCATACGTCATACATTGCATTTCGTCTATCGTGGCATTTCCGTTTTTGTCTTCTGATTCCGCAAATAAGCGGTAATTATGGAAACGATAATAATACGGAAGCTGTTCGCCCCACATTCCGTAAGTGTTAATACGTAATTTCTTTTCATTCGGAATACATACTTCGTTCTTTATACGTTCCAGTAATTGAATATAACGTTGGTCATATCCGCTTGCGTTTGGGTCTGCGGTCATTGAACCCTCAAAGTCGATTTCTACGCCTACAATATTTAAAGGAACGCCGTCACTGGATTCGTTATAAACGTTAACGACTTCGTTCAGTTCAAGAATTAATTGATCTTGCGGAAGTCTCCCTTCGTTGTTCGTGGTATTATTCGCAAGTACGGTTTTCACTGTGTTCCATTGGAACGGAATAATAAACTGTAAATACCAATTCATATCAGGGAAGTCAATTAGGTCTTGTTCAATTGGTGAAGGGCAACGTTGACCCGTATGAACAATACTGTCGCCGTCTGCTTCAAAGTAATAACCTTCACTACGATAGTCATATATTTTGCCGTCGCTATCTATACCAAACTCATGAAGACCAATGGAATATATTCGATCATGGTATTGGTTAAGGGAACGACGATAAGAACCATCAGGTTCAGCACCCTGCCATGTCCACGTCATAAGACGACGATCATTCTTTTCCATACTTTAACCCCCTTTCTGAATTAATATTGTTCACGTCCGTAAGTCCATTGGAAAAATGAAGCGTAACCGTGAAATCCAACGCCTACGTCTTCTAAATAAGAATATTCTTTCTTGACTCTGTTACCATCTTCGTCTTCCGTAATTAATTCGAGTGTTTTCTTTTTGTAGAACTCTACACGGAAACGGGTCGAACCTTTTGGTGCAATTAAGAATTTGTTCCCTTCAATTTGAACAGGGTACGTATAGCCATTTAGATCAAGCGGCTTGCGTTGGATAAGATCAAGATAATTGTCACCTACACGTGCAATTCTCGTATTAGCGTGTACAAGGATTTCCGTTCCTGCTTCTGCGCCTTCGAACCACATTTCTCTTGTATGACGATAATGAAGCGGGTGATCTTCGAAAAGCGATAAAACACGTTGAAGGTTTCGATATTCAGCGTAACCCCCACCACGTTCTTCTTTTTCTCGATATTCGTCGATAATATCTTTATAATGCCATTCTTCTTCAGGCAATTTCGTTCCCGCTTCCGTACATACACGACATAAATCGAAATCTTCTTTAGGGTAAAGCGTAATGTCCAACCCTGTCGGAAGAATAGGAACTTCCCAATCTTCAGGAAGGTAATTCGGTACGACAAGCGTCGTATTTCCACGCCCCATGAGATTGAACCAACGTTTTTTGACGTTTTCATATACCGTTGGTTCGTTCCCTTCAAATTCATTCGGACTTGCTACGTTCTGCTTTTCGTCGTCTGTCCACGTTAGTTGTTTCATCATTTCCTTCGTGTTAGGCGTCCAACCTGTAAGCACATTTCCACTTTGAAATTGAATATCCGTAAAATATACGGGGTTACGATCTATGCCGTCAGTAGACGAAACAGCGTCGTTTGCTTCAACCTCAAATTCGACTTTCTCAACATGACGTTCAGGGTCAGGGTTAAACGTTCCATGAAATCGAACCCAATCTTGAAGCGTTGGAACGTCGCTCATACGTTACCCAACGACCACTGAATTTCGGAAACGTGACCAACCCACGAAGTCGCTACTGTACCGCCCTGAAGCATAACGTCAGAAATATAAACTTTTGGCGTTTCCGTACTGTCAGAATCGTCAGGTTTCCCCGAATTTGTGGATTCAAGGGAAACTTCGATTCGTTGAATACGTTTAGTTCTGTCAATGTCTATTTGCTTCGATATAACGTCAAAACTGGACGCTCTCAATGCCATATTAGGTTTCACCTCCGCTACTTTCTTCTGCGCTTGTTACGTCAGGTATAGCCAAGTAATGCGTTTCAGGTTCTTCGGGGGAGTCTTCGTAATAGACATTTACTTTAATTCCAACAAAGGCGTCTTCACTTCCGCCCCTTGTAATATCGCCTTCCGTCGCAACGGCGGCTGATACCGTGTAAGCTGAACGGTGTGCTACGCCCTGAACTTCTTGCGTTAAGGAAGCGGTTTTGTCGAATTTTGGCGTTACTACAAAAGACCAATCTCCCGAAAACCCTGCATTTGCTATATCGAAATCTGTTCCTACCTGAACCCAATCGGCACTTATGCCTTCGTCAGCCCGTGAATTTAACAGTTGATTAAATACGGTCATTTGTTGGGCGTCTGTTTGAGATAGCGGGTCAGATTCTTCTAAGTCCTGACTGTCATCGTCCACTGCCCTACTCTCAATATCCTGTAATGTTTTCTGCGGTTCTGAAAGTTCGACGGTTGAGTTTTCGGGCTTATGAACATCCCAATTACGTCGAACAACTCTTTGCGGTAAATCGTCCTCCATAAGTTCCTTGTCAACGATTGCTAAGGAATCACCAAGTTCAAACGCTTCATGTTCGTGTCCTGACAATACGGATAAATCTTGTATATCTGCGACATAGCTTATTTTCGGTTTCGCCCTGTCATTTAAAATCGCTTCAGCGTCTTCCTTTAAATTTTCAGGAATCGTATAACGATCATCTTTGAAGCGGTACGGAATAACCTTCTTACGTAGCCCTAACTTTTCAACCCATTCGAAGTTTTCAATGTAGGGAACGCCGTCGTTAACTGTCGTAATATCAAGTTCGCCTTTTCCTACTGGATAGATACGTGTTTTCAGATCATACGTATCAATATGACGTTCAATTTCCTTCACGTTCTTTTTGTGATAGAAACGAATACCCGTGTCTTTGCCTAGCCGCTTAACTAAATTGATTGTCTTTGTATCGGTATCAAATTTTAGTTCGCCGCCCCACGTGTCCTGTACTTCTTGCATAAGTTCAAGCACGTTTTTCCATTCTGCGCTAATTGAACGTTTCCTTCCGTCCGTTTCTATCCGTCCAATCGTCCAGTCAAATTCAGGGTCGCCTTCTTCCCTAACTACGTTATCAACTATCGCTTTTACGGCTGTTAATGCGTTAACGGCTGTTTCGTCTAGCCCCTGAACGTACCAATCGCCTAATTCCGTCCATAACGCTTCACATGTAAATAACACGTGAATTGCGCCCCTTTCCCCTCTGACTTTCTTTAATTCCTTCACAACGTAATTCCTATTTCCAATAATCACACGCATTTCAACTGGGTCTTCGCCTATTTCTTTCAACTTTTTATCATTGTGCGGAAGTTTAAATTCAAGAATGTCTTCTTCATTTATCTTTTCTTCAATGATTACGTCATAAGCCCAATTAAGCGTTCCTGCTGAAATAAGCCCTTCTTCCATATCGAAATAAAGTTGAAGCGGCTTCCCTGCTAAATTTATGCGTTTAGCTTCTTCAAAATCCAAAATCTGAATTTCTTCAAGAATAGGCGTGTTTCCAACGTAATTTGATTCAAGTATTGCCCTAACCTGTAAATAACGTTTATTCGTTTCGTTAATAATTCCGCCTGACGTTATTGGTTTCCACGATTCACTGAATGAACTACTGCTGTCGCTTAAACGGTATTCGACATTTATAGAAGTTCCTTCAGCGATTTCTGAAACGATCTGTATTTTCCCGTAATCCGTCAAGCCGTTTTCTCCTAAATCAATTACGTCAGGTTGCCATATTTGTTTTGTCGCCGTGTAATCGCCGCTTAACGTTTTACCAAGCCGCAATTCTCCACCAATCGTTTCATAATCTAAATAACGCCCATTGGCTACAATGTCGTAATACTGTTGTACTCCTGAAGCACTCCAAACGTCACTTCCATATGAAACAATAAGGTCGTCAAAATATCCCTGAAATTTATACTGTGAACTATTACTTGTGTCTAACATATCGCCCAACGTCAATGAATTTGACCACCCCGCCGTAGGGTCAGGGTCAGACGAAGTAAATAACACGTCGTCACCGTCAACATACGCCTTAACAATAAAGTCAGCGTCAGGGTCATAAATCACGGAAATGTGATACCAAACGTTAGGTTCAAAATTAAAGTCTCCACGTCCATACACTCCCTGTGACGAATACATGTTTACGGAAGCTGAACCGTATAGCCTTACGTTCAATGTACCAACGCCCCCAACGCTGTCCTGATTGTATATGGCTACGTGGAAGCCCTGATTCGAATAAGCGTAACCTCCCGCTGATAAACCGCCCCTGTTCGTTGCCAACATCGTCCAAGACGTTTCCAAGTCTTCCTGTTTTGGCTTCACCCAAAACGAAAGCATATATTTATTACTTGCGGGCATACCCACGTGTTTAAAGATTCCATAATTACCAATCATTTCCGTTGCGTTACCTCTTACACCGTCCACAATGAAGGGTTCATTGCTATATTCGAATGATTCTCCGCCGTTACCATCTATAACCCATTTACTTCCGTTATGGTATAAGTAAGGATTTATTGGAAAGTCAGGGAATCCAACGTTACGAAAATCAGTATCTTTCGTGAATAATGCTTTTTCAGTTGCCAAAATTGCACCCCCTTTCGCATAAAAAAAATACGCCTTCCACAATGGAAGACGCCTATCACTGTCTTCACTTGACAATTAAACCAAGCGAACATTTAACAATATGATGTTTTATATCCACGTATCACGAAAAGCAATTTTCACCTGCGAAATATTACCGCTATTTACAAAAGAGTTTTCGCCTTCGTCCATTTCGAAATAATCTCCTGTAACGTATTGATAAGCAGGTTCGCCGTTCTTTTGTATCGTGTACTCTGTACAGTCAATAACATATTCTCCTGAAGGTGAAGAACTGGATAACGCCAATTCAAGAATATTCCCGTCATTTCTCGTTAAAGTAACAGCACCTTCGCCGCCATTATGCGTAATAGTAAGCGTTGGTTTTGCTACGTGAGTTCCTTCGTGGCTCGTATTAAGATCGTTCGAAAACGTTCCAATTCTTTCGTCTGTGCCGTAAGTGTGCGGGCGTTCAGGACAAACTAATTCTATCGTGAACGTTCCCATTTGCCCCTTCTGTTCAAGTGGAACTTGGGCGTCCAGTCTTGCGAAATAACATTTGTCAGGTTCATCGTCGAATACTAATTTTTTCGCCCCTTTACGTGGGTTAAACGCCTTTACTATTTGACGAAGATTGTCTTTCATCGTTCGTTTTTCCGTTTTAAATATCGTACATTCAAGGTCGATTTCACGGGGGTCATAGGAAACGCCGTAATCCCATGCCCCGTCAAAACCGTCTATCGTTTGCGTTCGCCCATTGACGGGCGGCGACATTGGAACGTTCTTTTTGTTAACAATAACGCCAAGATCGTCCGAATGTACGCCGTCAAACGTGAACCCGTTCATGATTATCTACCTCCTTTCGCCCGATTGCGATTCCGTTGCATATTGTAAAGTTCTTTCGAAATCTTACGTGTATCTTGTTCGTCACGAACTTCCATTCTGTCAACGTTAACAAGTGGGGCGTTGTAACTGTCGCCACCGTTTCCATCTTCTCCTTTGCGTTCTGAAAGGTCGTTCAACCTTGCGCCTGTCATTTGCATGTTCCCAACGTTAGGTGCTGATACGGTCATTCCGCCCATGCTACTGAAAGCATTTTTAACGGCGTCTACACCGCCAATAACGTTTTCGGCTACTCTCTTCATAGTTCCCTGCGGCATTTTCGCAAGACGCTGAATCCCTGCGTTCATACCACGAACCAAGTTCTGACCAACTTCCCTGTCGAATACCTTCGAAGGTGAATTAATGTCAAAGAATCCTTTGATTCCGTCCAGTACACTTTCAGAAAATCCGCTTATCTTACGTTTAACCCAATTCGTCATTGAACCGATACCGTTCCATAGTCCACGGATTAGGTCTTTACCTACGTCTACTAAGTCCATATCAGAAATTGTGTCGAATATTTTTGTCGCAATATCCCACGCCGCACTTCCAACTTCACCTATTAAAGAAAGGACGCCTTCAATTAAAGCACCTATCAATTTGACCCCTGCGTTGAGTATTTCAGGAAGGGCTTGAAGGATTGCTTCCAGTAAAGCCGTGACCAATTCAATCGCCGCAGACACCAATTGTGGAAGAATCTGGATAATTCCATCTATTAAAGCAAGTACCAACTGTACCCCCGCTTCTATGATCTGCGGAAGCGCACCAATTAAAGCGTCTACTATCGCAATAATTAAATCAATCGCCGCAGATACCAACTGTGGAAGTATCTGTAAAATCCCCTCAATTAACGCCGTGAGAATTTGAACACCCGCTTCTATAATCTGCGGAAGCGCACCAGTCAACGCTTCTACAATTGAAACGATTAAATCAACTGCCGCAGAAATTAACTGCGGAAGAAGTTGGGTAATTCCGTCGATTAAAGAGTTCAGTATTTTTATACCTGCTTCGATTATCATTGGTAAATTGCTTACTACCGTTTGAATAATCGTATCTAGTACCTGAACCGCCGTCTGTATAATCTGCGGAAGAAGCTGAATAATTCCGTCGATTACCGCATTTAGAATTTTTATTCCTGCGTTGACTAATTTAGGTAAATTCGAAACTAAAGCGTTCAGTAACGAAGTTACAATATTTAAAGCCGCAGAAACTAATTGCGGAAGCATTTGCGTAATTCCGTCGATCAGCGTCGTAAGAACCTGTATGCCAATTTCTATCAATTTCGGAAGAAGTGTCGTCAGCGTCGTTACTAATTTCGTGATAATCGTTGTCGCCGTAGACATTAGTTGTGGTAACGCATTGGTGATTCCGTTGAGTAACGAAGTTAGTATTTGAACTCCTGCGCTAATCAATTGCGGAAGCATTTGCGTAATCCCGCTAATAACGGTATTCAGTATTTGGATTCCTGCCTGAAGCAATTTCGGCAACATTGACGTTAAATTTGTAACTAACGTATTAATTACGTTTAACGCTGTTGTCGTCAGTTGCGGAAGAATCTGACTGATACCCTGAATTAACGTGGTCAGCAACTTAATACCTACGTTGAGTATTTGCGGAAGCAAAGTCGTAATCATGTTTACAATCGTCGTGATTAACGTCGTTACTGTTGAAGTTATTTGCGGCATAGCTTGCATTAAACCGTTCATAAGCGATTTAAGCATTTGCATACCTTGCTGAATTAACTTCGGAAGTAAACTTGTAATCATGTTTACGAATTGGTTCATTATTTGAGTTACCGAAGCCATGAACTGCGGCATAGCGGCGGTTAACCCGCTTACAAGGCTCTTTATAAATTTCATTCCTGTCTGCATGAGTTGCGGAATTTTCGTCAGTATTCGCTGAATGAACTGCGTAATAGCCTGACCCGCTTTCTGAATGAGTTGCGGCATGGATTGATTCGTTCCTTGCGTCAGTCCTTGAATCAACTGCGCCCCCATCATGATTAAACGGGGTATTCCACCCATCAGAATACTTAATATCATAGGAATAAGATTTTTAACCGCTTCAAATAACGGCGTAAAGTCTCCTGAAGTGACCGCTGTTTTTATAGCGTTATATAAATCTTTGAAACGTTGAACTAAGTTCATAATCATTTCAGACATAACGGCAAAAACGGCTGTATTCGTGAAGTTATTCCAAAGGCTTACGATAGCACTTTTCGCTTTGTTGATATATTTACGAAATAGTTCCATCGTTATGCCCCATTCAGCAAGTTTCGCCTTCATTACGTCGCCTTTCGTTACTAACAACGCAATAGCGGCAACAACTGCCGTGATACCAAGAACAATCGGATTGAACATAAGCCCTTTCAGTGAAACAGAAAGAACAGCTATCGCCGCCCTTAATGTACTTGCTACGAGTGCTAAGGATTTAAACCCTGCGATTAATTGCGGAAGGAAACCAACGACAACCAATCCCGCACCGCTAACCATAGCAAGAACGGAAGCTAACGCTGTTCCGATAGCAATAAAGTTTTGCGTAGACGTGCTTAAACCGTTGAACCATTGAAGCATAGATTGAAGCCATTTAGCGACCCTTGTAATAGCGGGAACTAAAGCAGAACCTATTGCAATTGAAGCCCCTTCAAACGCTGAACCGAGTTTTCTCACTGCCCCGTTCAGATTATTCATTTGTTGGTTAGCAATACGTTTTCCTGTACCTTCAGCGTTTTTAAGTTCCTGTGTGTACGTTTTTAAACCTTGCGGGTCTGACATTAGTTTCATCATTCCCGACATAGCTTCCTGACCGAAAATCGTGGACATAGCCGCCGCCCGTGTCGTACTGTCTACGCCTTTAAATCCTGTTTTCATCTGCTGTAAGATTTCAGGAAGGGTTTTCATCGAACCGTCAGCATTTTTCACGGAAATACCGTATTTATCCATTTCTTTTTGCGCCGCTTTCGTTGGGGCAGAAAGACGTGTTACGGCTGAACGTAGCATTGTACCCGCCTGTGAAGCGTCAATACCTGCGTCGCCCATTTTACCCGCCGCCGCTGACATGGATTCTAACGACCAACCAACGGAATCCGCTATTGGCGCAACCTGTTTCATCGTATTACCTAAACCTGCGATAGTCGTATTTGAAGACGTGGACGTTTTCGCCAGTACGTCTGACGCCCGTCCTGCTTGGTCTGCGCTCATTCCGAAACCTGAAAGAACGTTTGACGTAATATCTGCGGCTTTACCAAGTTCAATCTGTCCTGCCGCCGCCATATTTAAAACGTCACCCATCGAACTAACCGTTTCCTGTGCGCTAAAACCTGCCATTGATAACGCCTGCATACCTTGTGACGCTTCTGTTGCGGAATAAGCGGTTGACGCACCGAGTTCTTTCGCTTTATTCGTCATAGATTGCATTTCTTTTCCAGTTGCGCCTGATAGTGCGCCTACACGTGACATAGAACTTTCGAAGTCTGCGGCTGTTTTAACTGCGCCGCCTAAACCTGCCGCTACTACTGCCCCGCTTGCCGCCATACCTGCGCCTACATTCTTCATTGAATCGGCTGTTCGTTGAAAATTATCGCCAAACTCGCTCGCTTTTCTTCCTGCGTTTTCTATTCCTGAATTGAAATTATCTACTTTTAACTTTAAATTGGCTACAATATCGCCCGCACTAGCCATTACTTACACCCCCGAAATTTTGGATAAAAAAAGAAGGCATTTAGCCCCCTCGCTTCTCTGCGTTTTCACGCATTTCACGGGCTATTGCCTTCAATTGCTTTTCGTCTTCTTTTGACATTTTCTCTTTATCAATATAGGAACGCCCTTCTGACTTCTGCAAGTCCTTTTCAAATTGTTTCTGTAATTTGCTAGGGTCTTTTGTATGCGGGTTTTGCGTTATAGCCAATTCAGTTATCCGTTCATTTGTTCTATCCCTTTGAACCCGTGTAACATAAAAGTTAATTTCGTCAGGGTATAACTCGTTAAGGACTTCACTTTTTGACCAACCATAATTTGAAGCCATGAAGTGAATAATGTCAAAAATCCATTCCGTTGTTTCGGAATCACCGCCCGATTCTATTCTTTCGGACGGTTCATGACGTTTTTTACTTGACCAATTACCTGTTCAAGATTATTTACTTCATAAATTGCTAAGAAAAGCGCAATCCCACCATCAAGACCAATGTTGTTATCTTCGTTTAAACGCTTCTTCGTAATTCCTGAACCAATAGCAATTACTTCAATAATTTGTTCCCACGATTTTCCGAATACTTCAAAGATCAATTGAATCGCACCTTCGTCTGAATTACCTTCCATTCCTTGAAGGTCTTTAAGAATGTCCGTAGGCATATTTTTCAATGTCATAAGAAGTTTAGCGTAATTCCCTAGCGGTAACTTTTTAACTTCAACAATTTCGCCGTTTCCAAGTTCCACTTCTTTCGTTGTTCCAATTGCTTTTTGAATCTCTTCCATTATTAAACACCTCGTTATAAATTTTCGTAATTCGATTCCTTTCGCTTTAGGTTGCGAACCATTTTGTTAATTCATAATAAAGCCCGCCCCGAAAGGCGGGTTATTCAATTACGTTGATGTTGAAGTATCACCTGAAGTAGTTTCAGGATCACCGATTGTTGCAAGTAAATTTCCGTCTTCTTTGCTTTCGTCAATGATTGCGACAAATTCAACTTCGTAAACCGCTTGTTCGTCCTTCGAATATTCAAGTTCAACTTCAGACGCCGCAATTGCTTTATGAAGTGTAATATCAAACTGTTTGTCGCTTTCAGGAAGCCATGACGGGTGCATGATTAATTCAGCCGCTACGTCAGACATTTTCTTTCCTGCTTGCGAACCGATCTGTAATTTCTTCTTACCACTTGCGGAATCCTCAACAAAAGTACCCGATGGAATAGCGTTCTTAAATTTATCAACGGTTACTTCCGCCATTGGAACAGTCACACGTACAATTTCACCAATAAGTGCTTTGTCTGCGGCTGTCGTACCGTACATATCAACTACAATGTCGGCAAATTCAGGCTCATAACCAAACGTACAACCGCCGTTAGTGTGACCCAAGTCTTCGCCGTTGTATGTGAGTTTCTGCGCCCCAATCTGAACGTTTTTAATATCGCCCATCTAATAAACCCCCTTTATTCTTTAGTTTTTTCTTGCGGCTCTTTCTTTTTCTCCTGTGTCTTTACTTCTTCAGCCTTTCCACGTGCAATAAAATCTTTCGCACGATGTTCAGGAAGGTCAATAGTATCGCCAACCTTTATAGGCTTCCCTTTGTGTACAAACTTTTCATTTTTATCAACCTGAATAAATTTTACTTTCATGTTATGACCCCCTTCTTTACAGTAATTGGACTAACGCCGCACCTTACAAGCAATATTTAACGAATAAATTGTTCTTCCGTTATCATCAGTGCCTACATAAATAGGTTCACTTTGCTGTGCTAACATTGAATAAACGTAAGTGTCGCCCATTTCAAAGTGGAATTTTCCGTTTAAATAATCGAAAATATCATAAGAAATTCGTTCTGCTTCACTTCCACGTTTATGACGAACAGCTATTTGAAGATTAGGATTCGCCAATTCTAATAAATACGCATTAGGCGCACCGCCTTCGTTAAAACGGACGAAAGCACAATTTCCCGCTGAATGTGGAAAATCGTTCGCATAATAATCGAAGGGTTTAACGTCTTGTAAATGCTGAATAACGTCCATTACCTTCATAAAATCACCTCAACGCCTTACTAACTAATTTTGCGATATGCTGACGAACAGCTTCCGATTCTCCTTCAATTGGACGGGAAAGATATTTACGCCCGACTGCATACGATTTACCTGAAAGATTGCTTGTCGTTCCACCTTTCGAAACTGATTCGCTACCTAACTCATACACGCCTTCATGAATCCAACGGGCGTAATTAAAGCCGCCTTCCGAAACGGAAAACGCAATTTCCGCAAACAGCCCGCCACGTTTTTCATTCACCTTTCGCTTATGTGAACGTTGAAGTGTGCCGTACTGGAAAGGCGCAATTTCGGAAGCTATACGAAGAATTTCGTCCACGGCGTCATTTGTTCCTGTCGTGGCGTTTTCCTGCGCTTCTTTTTTAATACCGTTTAAACGCTTTTGAAACTTGCCAATGTTTAAATCTGCGCTAAAATTCATTTATACGTTCACCTTCGTATATGCGACTTCTCCGCTTAAATTACGCAAATATTTAACCGTAATAGGTTCGTGTTCCCTGACTTCTCCATTCGGTTCAGTAAAGCGTATTTTGTCCGTGTGCTTAATGTTAACCGTTCCTTCGAACAAAATATTAAACACGGAAACTACTTCTTTACCTTCAAGTGATTTCACGACTTGCGTAGACGAACGGATATTTCCTTTTAAATCTTCCGTTTCCACGTCCGTAGATTCACCCCAAGCGTCAGGCTTACCTTCTCTTAATAGTGTTACGTCATGAGTGAACGGAATCATCGGAAACCACGTCCTTGAATACGATCACGACGTTCAATTTTTCGTGAATTGGAATCAATGTAACCAACCCTATCGTTAACTGAACGCCCAACCCTGCGACCAAGTATCGCTTTCACCTGCGGCGAAATCGTTCGATCAATCTGCGAAAGTTGAACAGAAATCCCGTCAATGGAATAAGACGTTACGCCCTGTTCTGACTGCTTACGTGCTTCTGAAACTTTTAGAAGCCATATCGCCTGTTCAAAAACAGCTTCGTCAGGAATAGGGCGACGTTCAGGGTCGAATTGTGAGTAATAGCGGTACAATACGTTAGAAGCATTTTTTAATGCACGATCTTTGTCCGATTCGTTTGCGTTCGTCCAAGCGGCATTATCGAAAACTTCTTCTTCAAAATACGTATTTGCCGTTTCCTTACTAATCGCCAATTACGTCACCCCCTGCGTTATTCTTCAGTTTCTTTTTTCGTTTGCTTTTTAGGCTGTTTCGTTTGTTTCTTCGCCTGTTTTGGCTTCTCGCCCTCAACGCTTTCTTTACTTACTTTTTTCACGTCCACTTTTACAGGCTCATTTTCTTCTACGTATTCATATCCAAACTGAACGGCTCGACTTTTCGCTTCCTTTTCACGTCCTTCAGGAACGTCAGCTTCCCCTTTGAAGAACTGGAATCCGAAAAGTTTACGATCTTCACTTTTATTTGGTACGACTAATTTCGCCATGTTACAACCTCCGAAAATTTAGATTATTAATCAAAAAATAAATAAAAAAAGAGGACGGAAGCGGAATAAACCGCAACCGCCCTTACTTCGTTATTCGATTAAACAGACCGAGTAATACCGCCAAGACGTGCCGCCGCTTTCGGGTGAAAGTCAGCAAGTCCACAATAGAACTCGATACGTGTACGATAAACAGGCTTGGAATCAATTTCACCCAAGTCTTGAACCATTATGCCACCGTTCGTAAGCCCCGAAATAGCTTCCTGTGCGCCGAAACGTAGAGCATAAATCGAACCTGCGGAAGTCGCTGAACCTTGCGTTTCGTTGAAAGCAAGAACATCGTCTTCAACGGTACGAATAGCAACGTCACCAAAGTATTCAACTGGACGACCAAACTCGTCAGTACCGTTTTGAATATAGTGCGTAGATTGTTCAAGCAATTTCTGAAGTTCCCGACGCATAGCCTTCGACATGAACAATACTTCTGCGCCGCCTTCAACTGCGTCAAGAAGTTCGTGAAGTTTAATCAGGGAAAGATTACCGCCGTCTGTACCTGCCATAATTTCGTTTCCGTTGTTAGCAACACGTTTTTCCAGTCCGTCAAATTCAAGCGGGCTTGCGGAACTGTCGCCTTTGAAGAAATTCTGCGTATATTTCTTTGCAAGACTTTTAACCTTCAGATTCGTTTGAACCGCACGTTGGTTGTTTACGTTACCAAGCGTTTGTGCAACGAATTTGTCAACATCAACGTCACCGCCGATAATTGAAAGAGTTTCAGACTTACGTGCTACGTCACCGCTTGAAGGTTCATAACCGTCGCCCACGTCACGAAACGCAACGTCAGGAAGCGTGTCTTCTTGGTTGTACTGATAAGAGTTACCCGCCACGGTCATTTGCGGCGTCAGTTCCATTACAGGTGATGTTCTTGCGAAAGTCTCAACTACGCCCGCCTGAAGCGTGTCAGTAGAAAGATTCTTTGCTGTTTGTGCCAATGTTAAAGCCATTTTTATACTCCCCCTTTCGTAGTGAAATTATTAACCGCAAATAAGTAAACATGTTTACAAAACATGCAAAAAATTATTTACGACCATAACCCGATAGTAATTTTTCCATCGGATTCATTTTGTTTGTGTCCTGCGTCTGCTGTACGTCTTGCGGATTAGTTTGTTCACCAATCGGCTGTTCTTGTTTATTACCAAAAAGACCTTTTTGTTCCGCACTATTGACCCATGCAAGTTTTTGTTCAGGCGTCAAATTTTCAGGAATCAGGTCATGATAGCTTTCGTCAATAGATTCTAATTTTGAATTAAGCAACTCGTTAACTGTTCCTTCGAGTGATTGAATCCGTTCATTAGCGGAATCTCTTTCTTGTTGAACAGCTTCAAGATCAGTTTGCGTTTGCTTATACAAGTCTTCGTATTCTCCACGCTTTTCTGCTTCTTCCTGTTCTTTTTGCTTACGTTCTTTTTCCGCTTTGTCTCTTTCCTGTTTGAAGGCGTCCAGTTCTTTTTTCATTTCTTTGTAGCCTTCGTTAACTTCATCAAAACGATGTTTCGGAATCATATGCTCTTGCTGTTCTTTACCTTCTTCTTCACCAGTCGTTTCCGTCTTTTCCTTCCCGTCGGAAGATTGACTGTCTGTTTCCGTTTCGCCTTCTGCGAAATATTGAAGGTCTAATTGTAAAAGTTTGCTTTGTTTCAAAATAAGTTTCCTCCTGCCTTCGAATATTTTTCGTCGTCACGTCCGACGTGGGCATGTGTATTTAATAAAAAGGAATCGAATTTCGAAAACCCATAAAAGAGGATTCACGAAACCGATTCAATAGATAATTCGACTGTGTGACACATTTACAAGGAAAAATTAAAAATTATTTATTTTTCTTTTCCTGAAGTAATCTTTCCGCTTCAGGTCTGTCTGATTCTATTCGACTTCTTACGTTATCAGGCAGAATATCAAGCGAACGAATAGGCGTAACCTTATGACGACAATTCGGGTGAAAAATTAAGTTAGAACGTCGTAATTCTTCATACGTCATAAAGCCGTCTGTCTCTCCATTCATCGAAATAATTTGTCCTTCAAAATGACGGCAAGCGTCTTTTGCGTTATGAGAAGATACAATTGCAAGGTCAACGTTTCTATTTTTCGCTTCCCTACGTGTGCCTTCCACGTGTGCCTGTAACATTTTTGTACGTGTAACCATTTCGGAATAACGTTCAAGCGTCCACCTGCGTCCTTTGTTATCTCTTATCGCAATATTACCTTCTTCCTTAAAACGTTCACGAAGGGCTTTCTTCGTCGTCTTACGACCTTTATCTTGTGCCGCCTGATTCGACATTTCTTCTTTCGCTACATTACGAACCATACGAATAGTTTCTTCCTTCATTTGTTTGTTCGCCTGAAGAAGATCGTTGTACGTGTCTGTAATTAACTGATTGCGGGCGTCAAGAATAGAATCCGTAGCGGCTACCGCACCAATTGCGTCGTCAAAACTTTCTGCTTCCCCTAACGCAACAATCGTTTCAGCCTGTCCATTTTTAAAAGCCATTTCTATCTTTTCGTTAACCCATTCTTCCGTTTCTTTGTCTACCGTCTTTAAACGTGAAGCGATATAAGCCAACACTTTTCGCATTTCTGCCCGTTGAAATTCCTTATCCTCTCCGTAAGTCGAAAGCGAAACAATCTCGTCCAGTACGTCGTTCGTTGCCCTCTTATACGTTTTAATCATATGGTTCATATCCTTATCATATTCAGGCGGCGGTAAATCCCATTTCGGTTCAGCCATACGTTAACCCCTCCTATAACAGAAAAAAGAAGCGGGGAATTTTACTCCCCACTTCCTTCAGAACTTTCTTCGTTATTTGGCTGTTCGTCATTTCCCGTTTCTTCGTCAGTTTCCGTTTATTCTTGGAAAGCGGAAGGGTCAGCAAACAGTTCTTTATTTCGATCTTCTTCTTTCTTTGCGTCCTGTTCCATCTTTTCAAGTTCACGATCAGCCTGTTCTTCTGTAAGCCCGTCCATCTTCATGAGTGCCGTCTTTTGGCTGACGGTAGGCTTTCCACCTGTACGAACATTCATGATATTCGCAAGTTCTGCGTCGTCCTGCGGTAGTCCGTCTTTAAAGTGAATGATAGGCTCAACAATATCGTAATTAGCGTTACCCTGTTCATGTTCAAGCATCTGTGCGATAAGAAACATTTTCTTTAATCCTTTATCGTAGAATTGACGCTTACGGTTGATTTTCGCAAGTAATGAGTTCATACGAAATTTAATCGCAAGACCGCTTGACCCTGACGTTCCTGAATCGCCTTTTCCTAACGCAAGGGCAGGAATTTCAGCGTTCACAAGTAACATTTCCGTTACACGGTCAAGTTCTTCAAACGCCGATTGAAGTTGTCCATCCCACGTTATATATTGCGGAACAATATCGTCTTTACCCATGATTTCAAATACTTTGTCACGCCCGACGGCGAACATTGGATTGCCATGCTCATCTTCTCCAAGTACACCTGCGGGAACAGCAAGCGACGGGTCAGCGTGTTTGTCCAGTATTTCCGCAATACGTGAAAGGCGGTTGTTTATTTCGTCGAACATTGGCTTGTGTTCAGAAATATCGTCTATTCCCTGCCAGTCGTCGTCTGTTGCGTAATTTGGAATGTGTACGACAAGCGGGAAAGGAACGCCCGTTTCTACGGTTTTACGTTGGGAAGTAATTTCTTTTTCAATCTTCCATTCCGTTACTTCCATTCCACTTGTCATAAATGGCGTCATTTCAAATTTCGAATATACGATTTCGTTAGGATAATGACTTTCTACGTTTAAATACCATTCCTGATCTCCTGAACCTTCAATTGCTACTGGATAGGCAATGTGATAAATTTCAATTTCAGTTGCGTCACCAAACGATGTTTCAGGGAAAACAAATTTTGGATTCTGCGGCTCTATAATTGTTCGAAAAGGGTCGAATTTTTTCGGTACTTTACCGCCCCACTTCTGCCCCCAACGAATTTTTAAAAATGAATCACCACGAAAAGCGTTCCCTGTCGCTGATTGCTGTAACTTCATACGAAGATCATTTTCTTCAACAATGCGGTCAATCGCTTTTTGTTCTTCAGAATCGTCTTCCTTTCCTGCGGAAAACGTGGGTGATTCGCCAAAAAGAAAGTCAGCGGATTTTTTACAAATTAAACCCGCCATATTTGACGAAATATAAACGGATTCTGAAGGAATGTTTTGTAAACGCTGAAATACGTCATAATGGTCGCCTAAAAATAGCTGTTTATTTTCTTTATAGCGTTCAATACGTTCCCTGTGTCCTTGCGGCGGATAGTACCCGCCCTTTTCGAATAACGGCATAAATTAACCTCCCTCCATTTAATGTTTGTCTATCAAACCCCTTTCGGTTTTTTATGATGTGTCAGTTTCCGCATTTTCGTACCTGCTTCAAGTGCCATTTGTAAGGCGTCAGGAAGGTCGTCGTTCACCCCATTAGGGAATTGTTCTAATTGTTCAAGCAACAACCGCTGATGACGCATAAAACGAAGCGCACCGTTTTCAATTAGCGGTTCAAGTGCTTCAATCCGTTCTTCCTTCTTCGTTTTCGACTGGATAGGAAGAATTTTCGTCCGATAGATACCTTCTTTTGGCATAGCCGCACGAAGTTGACGGTAAAAGTCATGTTGCGCCGCTACCGTTTCAATCATGAATACTTTCGGATTGTACTTTTTCATAATTTCCAATGCTTTATTTAACGCTTGGTGTGCGGGAACTTTTTTCGCCCACGCTTCAACGACAAAATAAACGCCTGTCCGTCGATCACGGGCAACCGTTACAATAGCGTTATAGTCGGAATTTTTATTTTTACCCATAGCAATATCCCACGCTGTAAAGTATTCGAAGAACTTTTCTTTTTCGTGCTTTTCTTCGTAATCGAAATAACTGAACTCGTCAGGGCGGAATATAGCGTTTTCTGTATCAATCGGATTATTCATATACTCTGAATTGAACGCCCGTGTACCCATGTTTACCTTTTCGTGAATTAACGATTTATAATCCCAACGTTTAGACCAAAGAACCTCAACGCCCTTTTCCATTTCCGTCTGATTATCTTCAAACAATTGTTCAGCGTCAGCCTTTCGGTTTTCGTTTTCTTGGTCACGTAGAATAGTTTCAAATTCTTCCCATAAGTCACCACGTTCAGGTTCTTGTACAATAGCGGCGAACTTCTTCGAATGGAAATCGCTTCTGTTCATAACGTGCTGAAGAAGACCTTCCGCCGTGACCGCTGTTCCCATATAAATGAACGCTGTTTTATCAGGTTCACCTATTGGAATTACAACGGAATTGAACCAATGAATGTTTTTCTGAATTAGATCAGGCGTATTTGTATTCTTGGAAGATTCCAAGTCGTCACAAATTACTAAGTCAGGTCTATGCGCCCCGTTACGTTTACCACGTAATTGTTTACCAATTGAAGCGGCTTCGACCATCGTTCCAGTCAACGAAAGAAAGCCATGTTCGTTGTCCTTGTCGTTACGTGATTTTTCAGGCGACAACAATTCCCCGAAATCATTACGAAGTTTTTCGTTGTGTTTAAATTCGTCGCCAATCCATTCGATAAACTTTTTAGCGGCGGCGTCCGTTTCTGAAATAATCAGTAAGTAATGACGTTTGCCGAAAGCTATTTGATGAACTGGAAAGATATTCGAAAGATACGCTGACTTTGCGTGTCCACGTGGCGCACTCCACGCAACCCTTTTATTAATTTCTTCGTTTGAAACGACATTCATAATGTTCGTTAACTCTTGGTGAAATTCGGGGGCGTCTTCTATGCCAATTCCTTCAGGAATTAAGTTGCCGCCGTTTTCAGGATTGTATTCTTCCGAAAAGTATTCGTATGCGAACGATAGAAGATCGTTTTCACTTTGGTCTATACGTTTCAACGCCTTCAATTCTTCCATATAGTCGATTAGTTGATTCGTTCGCCTTTCGTTCAGGTTGCCGCTTTCTTTTCGTAGCTTGGAAAGCATATCAACCGCTTCCGCTATTAAGCCCATTCGTTCGTGTCGTTTCTCTGCGTCCGTTATAAACTTACGGTCAACGATTCCGACGTTTCCACTCATTCACCCCACCTCTTTAAATAGAAAAAAGACGCCCCTTTTTTGGGAACGCCTTTCGTTATTAATCTTCTACTGTCATAAATGGGGCAAAGGCTGAAATAACAAGCCGTGTTTACTTGAACAACTTTCCAATGCCTTTTCCTGTCGCTTTTCCGACTACCCTTCGACCAATGCGTTTCTTAACAGTGCCGTTCTTAACTGCGCTTATGTCTCCGAGTATTTTCGCCAATACGTACAAGAATGATCTGAATTTGTTTATGTTCATTTTATTCGCCGCCTTTCATAGCTTCCATAATTTTTTCAAACTGTTCGTTCGATAAGTGAACCGATTGCGTTTGATTCGTTATCCGATTGAAGGAAAGGATTTCAATTCCGTCTTCTCGTATCACCGCAACTTTACGGTCTTTTTCTAATTCAACAATATTTTCGTCCATCTTTCCGTTCCCCTTTCGTCTAATCTAAATAAATTATACGACGTATTTATTTACAAGTCAACAAGTTTACTACGAAAATTTTTAATTGGAAGCGGGGCGTTAACCCCGCCGCCTTTACGCTTGCTTGATGATATTTTTGGCAACGTTGATTTCACTTACAAAGTCAATTTCTTCGCCGTCTACGTTTCTAACGCTGTACCCTTGCGTTGGGAAGAACTTCGCCCTGATCGACATTCCGTTTGAAGCGTACCAAACTGTGTCTTTTTTCTCGAAAGTAACTTTCTGTGCGTTCGCTTTTTTCATTTCTTCAATTTCAGGAATTTCGACAATAGTGAGATTACTCATGAATGAAATTCTGTTATATTCACGGCTTTTTTCTGCTAGGTCTTTCCGTGAATGAAAACTGAACACTGTCCAATGCTCGTCTTTGTCTTTTTCCGTTGGATTTTTATAGCCGATAACAGCGAAACGGTAATCACTTTTGTCGCTTTTTCTTGTTGCTTCTCCACCGTCAGGAAGCGTAATTTTGTATTCGAATTTTTTACCTGCTACCCTTACGCTTGCGGTTGCTTTTGGTTCAACGTTTTCAGTCGCCGTTTCTTCTTCTTCTTCGTTTTCTTCTTCAACAAGAACTTCTTCTTCTGTACATTCTTCGCAATTGCAAGGCTTTACTTCACGAATTACTTTAAGTAGTTCAGCCTGTGTGTCTTCATGTCCAGTGTGACAACCCGTTGAAGGGAAATAAAATCCTTTTTCTGTGTAAGCCCAATATCCCATTGCCTTACCTTCGAAGTCTACTTCTGCAATCATGCCCTGATATTTGTTCGGTACTTGAATGTTTGTGTTGTTTTTCATTGTTAATTTCCCCTCTCGTTTATCTGATCTAAATTCATTATACGACGTATTTTATTATACGTCAACATGTTTACATAAAAAGTTTTAAAATAATTTTTGGGCATAAAAAAAGTACGCTTCCTTAACGGAAAACGTACATGTAAACTTTCATTCGTTTGGTTTTCGCAACCAACCCTTCGAGCATTAACATTTTATGTTCTTTCTTCATATTCTGCCAGTCGCTATTTTTAATTAACATCGTTAACCTACCTTTCGTAAATTAGTAAACATGTTTACAAGAAGGGCGAATTTAATCGCCCACGTTTTAACCTTTTACCAACGCTGAATATCTTGCGTAGTTATGACCTTGCGGGTCAACAACAATCATTTCGTTTGCTTGCGGCGTCGTGATACCGATACATTCACGATATGCGCCCTTGCGAAATTCGTCCATTTCTTCCTTCGTCCATTCGAACATTCTTTTGCTTTCGTGGGCTTCCGTTGCTGTCGTTGAATCCGTTCCACCTTTTCCGTCAAGAAAATCCCAATCCGCCATCATGCTTGTACTAAATTCGTTATATTCTTCTTCCGTCATAACCGCAACTTCAACGATTTTGTATCTTTCGCTTATCTTTTCCATGTATTCAATATCTTCCTGAATGTCTTCAATGTGGTCAACTTTGTTTGCGAATTTTGCCTTTTGGATTCCTGCGTTTGTGTTAAGTAATTTCATTTTTTATTTCCCCTTTGCGTTTTTATTATGTCCTTCCCTGAAGAACTAAATTCATTATACGACGTATTTTATTATTTGTAAACATGTAAACAATATTTTTATAAAAAAAATTCGCCCTTCCATTAGGAAGGACGTAAAGGTTTATTCGTTTATTGCACGTTCCATTTCGTCAATATTATCGACGCCTTTTTTATAGTATTTATACGCTTGCTTCCATTCGTCTTCGTCGTATGATCTAGCTTCTTCGAAGTAATGAATCGTTTCTGTCGTCCAGTCGTGAACAGCGTCGAACTGTTCAACGTAAGGTTCGATACGATACAGTTCGTGTAACGAACTATGTGAACCTTCTTCAATAGCTTCGTAACCTGTAAGCCTTTCTTCTGATTCAGCTTCTTTTGAATAATCAACGTTTTCTTCGTAGTTTTCTATTTCGCTAAGTGGAACGCCCACTTTCCCTGAAGGCGTTGGGTAACGGGTTAATTGCTCATTAACAATATACTTCAACGCCCCTAACGCTTGCGTTCCTTCAGGTTCAGTTTTAAACCCTTCCGTAGCTTTTCCGTAATTCGTCCATGTGTACCGATACGTTTCTTGTGTTTCTTTATCAAAAACCATTGAATTTTTGTAAAGTATTACGTCTTCAAAATCATCTTCAGGACGAAGAAATTCCGTAAAACCCGCTTCAGCTTCTTCCTTGCTAACACGCCCTTCTTCGGGAAGGCTGAACGTCGTCATGGTTTTGTGTAGCTTCTCATAACGATCTGACGTTTCTTCAGAATCGGCTTCCGACGTTTCCCCTTCGTTATTACTGGAAGAATCATCTGAAGACGCCTGTGCTTTCTGCGTAGACCCTTCGTTTTCTTCGTTACTTGCTTCTTCATTCGTACCGCAAGCGGATAACGCTAATAATGACGACAATCCAACTGTAACTAATTGCTTCTTCATGTATTGTAACCCCTTTGTAATATTTTCGTTACCAAACTGTAACAAAGTAGTGAAAACATGTAAACATATGTACAAAAAAAAGCCGCAACCCTGAAAGGGTTACGACAAAATTTATTAGTGATACCAAGTATCTGTTGTATAATTCCATTCTCCATAGTATTCTCCGCCTTGAGAATAGGTGAAATGAAATTCTAACCAACAAGTTCCTTCGTAAACAGGTGTAATATCACGGTCAAAAGGACTTTCTGAATGAACGTAACCTGTTCTTGTTGCAATAAGACCGTCACCTTCACGGTACAACCTCATTTCAACATCATAAGCTGTAATTGTATTGTTATTCCCTGATTTAGCGTCCAGTCTTACCTGTACTTCTTCCCAATTGTCATAAACTTTTAAAGTCGCATAGTGGTCATGTTCTGCAATTGGACTGTCTTGCAAGTTAAAAAATTCTTCAATTTCCGGTGTAGCCATGTTATCACCTCATGTAAATTTTTGCGTCCATTTTAACGCTTACAACTAAGACTGTTGTTAAAAGTCGCTATTTGTGACAACTTTCGATAAATTAATTAAAAAGCCGCAACCCTCAAAGGGTTACGACAACTTAACTTAATGCGTCCATTGGTGCGTGTAAATTGTGTCTACAACGGTATCAGTACCGCTGTGGAAGATAGTATATTTAACGAAAATATCACCTTCGCCCGTATGGACGCCGTAAATATCACGGTTAAACGGACTATAACCCGAAACCCAACCTGTTTTAATCGTAATCAGGTTAGTAGAACCATAATGTGTTTTACGGTATAGTGCGGCTTCTACGTCGTAACTCGCCACGTTGCCGCTAACGTCCGTTGTACTTCCACTAAGAGAAATAAGAACATGCTCGCCGCTAATGGTACGACCACAACCTTCTAAACCTAAGAATCGCAAGTCACTCGCTCTACAATGTGCGTCTGCCATATAAATCACCTCTTTTAAAATTTAGCGTCCATTTTGACGCCTATTACTAAATTAATCTGACTGGACGTTTAACAACGCCTAAAACAAAAAAAAGATAGGCTTTCGCCCACCTTTTAGAAGTTATATTCGTTGTCCTGCATGGCTTCAGCGATTTCCCGCATACTTGGTTCAATATAACGCCGTGACGTATCAACGGAATCATGCCCCGCCAAACTTGCGACAATTTCAACTTTCCCCGTAGAATCCGCCACGTTTTTCAGGAACGTATGACGCAATTGGTGAACCGTAAAATGAAAGTTCAGGTTTTCGTTCAATCGTTTCGCCATATGCTGAACGCCCCTTGTCGTCATTTGCGGCTGACGTTCTGACGTAAATAAATAATCGCTATCTTCCGCTTCTCTATACTGTAACCAATGTAAAATACTTGTCGAAGTCGATTTATTTAGCGGAATGTAACGAAACTTGCCGCCTTTCCCGCTTCGTACCGTCAAGATTCCACTTTTAAAATTAACGTCGTCCACTTTCAGGTTCGTTAATTCTTCGACACGTAAGCCGCAGTTAACTAATATCGAAAATATGGCATGATACTTAACCCGTTTAGCGTCGCCGTTTACCTTTTTTATTTCGTTAAAAATCGCTTTTATTTGGTCACGATCAAGCCATTTCGTTTCATTCTGACGGGCGACTTTTTTCGCCTTAATGTCGTTCATCGGATTTTCTTCAGCGTAGCCTTTCGCTATCATCACGTTAAAGAACGTTTTTAAAGATTGCATACGTCGGTTAATCGTTGCGGGCGCAGACCCCGAGTTTCGTAAATGTTGTGCGTATTTTTTGAACGTCGGCTGTGGGGGAAATATGCCCCCCGCCCCCCGTTGTGGGGGGTCAACGTTTTCCACGGAATCATTCACCCACTTATTGAAGTATTTCAGATCATACACGTAATTACGTACCGTGGCTTCACTTCGTTCATCTTTCTTCATTTCGTCAGCAAACATTTCAATATACTTTTGTTCAATCATTTTATTCGTTCATTCCTTTCGTTCAACTGATTAACTTTATTATACGACGAACACGATAAAGTGTCAACAACATTATATGACGAATTGTTTTCGTTCATTCCTTTACTGTCAGTGTTTGTTGCGTTTAAGTAAAATATTATTCGTCGTATATTCTATATTATGTGACGAACAATTTAAAGTATTTATGTAGGAAAGAAGACGATGATTAATCGCCTTTACTTTCATCAATTAAGTTACGAAGTTCATTTATTTCTTTGTCAATGTCTTCATTATCCTTGTCCTTATTGCTTACATTCTGCTCTATCTCCTGCTTCTCTACTAGCAGACCAAACAGCTTATAGAATAATTCAATAGCCTTAACATTTCCTTTAGTTGCTTGCTTCTTGTGTGCTGATAGAACGTCAGGTATTTCGTCCTTAACATTATTAAGCGACTGTTCAACGATAGCCTGTTTAAATTCAGGTTCAGTACGCCACCTGTGCAATTGTCTAACAGACACCCCACAACGTTCAGCTATATCGTCAAAGGACATACCCGCTTTATTTGGCATGGACAAGTACCCTATTGCTTGAACCTGCGTTTCCTTAAATTGTGTAAAGTCGATCATCGTTAACCTACCCCCTTTCGAAAATTTGAGAAGTGCCGTCCACTGAAGACGTAACACGGGAATTTTAAACGTAATCCCCCAACGTAAAAACGCCTATATACGCCTATACATAACAACGCCTGAACCTACGCCATATCAACGTTTAAGCACGTACCCCCTAACGAAATTTTAACCCCTATATACGTCTGATTTACGCCAATATTTACGTTAATCATAAATGTCAGTAACGCTTATTTACGTCCTATATTCGGACATAGCATTTTACGTTAGATTACATATCCCTGACGATCAATATTCGTCAATATTTACGACAATATTTCGTTCAATAAACGTAATAGATCGCTTTTTCTCTATACGTAGTTAACGTTAAGACGTAGTTCACGTTATTACGTCAAGATTTACGTAATCAATATACGTATCAATAAACGCAATAACGCTTTATTCCCTTACGGGAAATTGCCTTCGGCAATTATTGTTTTATGGAAATAAAAGAATAATTTATATAGGCTCTAGTTCAAAACATAGTTATAGTTCATGTAACTACTTCGTTACAATCCCCACTTCTTCGTTTTGTTACAACCTTCTTATTCTCTTTTTCCGACAAGTATTAAATTTAATTTCTACGTAAAAGACTTTTGCAACCCGATTCGTCGGCATGTACAAAAGCAAGGATTACGTATCATTGACCGTTTCGCTATCCCGTCGTTCTTTAAGAGTTTAGACGGTGCATTTTAACGGTTGAATACGTACCTTATGAATGACAAAAGCATGAACGCTAATGTCTCTTTCAATGAGTAATTGAACCAAACGTTCATCTAACAAGTCAGGACGAATATTTTTTATTTTGAAATGTTTACTTGTTTACTTTATAATATAATCGAACGTAAACAAAGGAGGTTATTCGTCTTGCAATATGAAAATAACGCAATACTCGACGTTCAATCCGTAGCCGTCTACCTTCGTAAATCACGTAACGAAGAAGGCGAAACGGACGTTTTACAAAAGCACCGTAACCAACTTTTAGACTTCGTTCAGTCTTACGGTTGGAAGTTTGACTTGTTTCAGGAAATCGGTTCTTCCGACGACTTGGAATTTCGGACGGAATTTAAGCGGCTACTGGAACGTGTACAAGCGGGAATTTACGACGCTGTTGTTGTCGTGGAATTTGACCGTTTAACACGTGGCGATTCGTATGACTACGGCTATATAAAACGCATATTTGCGGAATCACGGACGAAGATTCTGACGCCTTACGGCGAAATAATTGATCTATCCGATGAATTTAATGTGATGAACGACATGAAAGCCACAATGGGGCGTTACGAATACCTTCAGACGAAGAAACGCCTGAATGAAGGAAAATTGCGTTCTGCCCGTCTTGGTAACTGGGTTAACGGTACTCCGCCTTTAGGTTACGACTATGACCACAAGACAAAGAAACTCGTCATTAACGAAGACGAAGCGAAAGCCGTTCGAATGATCTTTTACCTTTATCACGAAAAGGGCAATTCGATGGATAACACGTCTTTCGAAATGAATCGACTTGGTTTTAAGACGAAAAGGAACGATTATTTCACCGTTACCAAGATAGGGCGTATTTTACAGAATCAGACTTATGTAGGACGTATCGTCTACGGAAAAAGCGAAGGAAGCGGGCATAAGCATAAGAAGTCCAAGACGTTACGTTATAAGCCTGAAAACGAATGGTTGGTTGTCGTGGACGACGCTCACCCTGCGCTTATCAGTAAAGACGTTTATGAACAGATTCAAATACAAATGACGAAAAAGCGGAGGATTCCGCCTAAAGCACGTTATTCAGGTTACGCCTTAACGGGTTTAATGCGCTGTAATCGTTGTAATTCCATTATGAACTTTACGAAAAAGCAACTCGTAAAAGCAGGTTGGAAATGCTACGTTCGAACCTGCGTAACGCCTGACCCTTTCGGAAATCGCTGTAATTGCCGTGGCTGTGACGCAAGTATTGTACTTGATTATGTGCGTAGAAATATCGAAGAATATATTCCCCGTCTTATGGAACAACGTGATATGGGCGAAAATGATTCGGTTGAACGCCTGAATCGCAAAATTAGCGGATTGCATACGGAAATAGATAAGCTGAAGGAAGGCATTGGACGTATTAAGTCACTTTTCATTGACGGCATGATTGATAAAGAAGAAATGAACGGAAAGCACGAAGAACAGACTTCGAAAATTGAAGAAAAACAGCGGGAACTTCGTGAAGCGGAAAAAGAACTTGCTTATGCGTCCAGTGAATCGGTAGACGACAAAATTGAACGCTTGGAAATCGCTAAACGGGAATACGATCTTACTGACCCGTTCAGTTCTGAAACGAACGAATACCTGAAAGAAATTATTGATTGTATCTATTATGATAGGGTCGATGATGAAATAAGTTTAAAAATCGAATTTATGTAATGCCCTGAAGCCCTGTTGTTTCAGGGTTTTTCTTTTGTATTATATAGTTGCATTTAGATTCTGCCACCAATGGCACGTTGAATACCCAATGGACACCATAAGCGGTTTGTTTTCTGCCTCCGCCTTTTCAAAAGCATCTGTTCCCCATGGATACCAGTCCACCGGGTTGTTTTTATGCTGCTGGAGATAGGGCGATTTTTCGTATTGTAGACGGTTCAACCAATCACGTCCTTTCTTGTTAATATTTATTCACGAAAAAGACGCTGCCCAAACAAGGACAGCGTGTTTACCAGTTATCCGTTTATTGCTTTTTCCATTTCGTCAATATTATCAACGCCTTTTTTATAATACTTATAAGCTTCTTTCCATTCTTCTTCATCGTATGATTCGGCTTCTTCAAAGTAATAAATTGTTTCTGTCGTCCAGTCGTGTACGGCGTCGAATTGTTCAACGTAAGGTTCAAGCTGGTGAAGTTGGCTTAACATACGTTGTGAACCTGCCTCAATAGCTTCGTAGCCTGTGGGATTCTTCCCTTCTTTTTCTACAAGCTCCCCTGAGGCAATAAGAGTTTTTTTGTCCCCTTTGTATTCATCTAAATTTTTTAAAGGTGTACCTGCGTTTTCTTCGAATATTGAAGGATAAAATACCATGTCATGATTCACTCTATATTTTAACGCCCCTAACGCTTGCGTTCCATACGGTTCGGGCTTGTCTTCCTGCGATAATGTATCGTAATTGATCCAGGAGTAAGTATACGTTTCTTTCGTATTTTTATAAAAAATCATCGAATTATCATAGACAATAACATCTTTGTACTCGTCTTCTGGTCGAAGAATCTCCCCAAACCGCAGTTTTGCTTCCTTACTACTTAGACGTCCTTTTTCGGGAAGGCTGAACGTGGCCATCGTTTTGTGCAACTTTTCAAAACGTTCGGACGTTTCTTCAGCCGCCATTTCGGCTGTTTCTGTCTTCGTATCTTCTTCACTGGAAGAATCATTTGCAGAAGCCTCGTCTTTATTCTCCTTGTTTTCGCTTGAATCACTGCCTGATTCTTCCGAAGTTACACAAGCAGATAGTGCTAATAGTGATGACAGACTAATCATAACTAATTGTTTCTTCATGTCAGGTGCCCCTTTATACTATCACTCTAATGTTTGGTAATTGCTTTTTACCATTACTATACCAATTTTTCGATTTTAAATAATGCATTGCCTGGCATATAGTTAGATTTTACCCCTTGTTTTTAATAGAAGCTTTCCCCTGCCCCGGGCAGCTCTCTTTTAAATTTTTATGATAGAATCTAAATGTAATGATTATCATAAACTGTTTAAAAAGTGAGGATACACAATGATTGCAAAAACGGAAGAGGATTTTCAGGGTTTACGGGAAATTGGCGAAATTTGTGGAACGATTCGGAACAAACTAGTCCAGGCTGCTAAACCAGGGATTACAACAAAGGAACTCGATACCATTGCAGAAAAGCTGTTTGAACAATCAGAAGCTCAATCTGCCCCGAAAGGAGTGTACGACTTTCCCGGCCAGACGTGTATCAGCGTCAATGAAGAAGTAGCGCACGGAATCCCGGGCGATCGGGCCATTCAGGAAGGCGACCTTATCAATATTGATGTTTCGGGTTCGAAAAACGGCTATTTCGCAGATACTGGGGTTTCCTTTGTGATTGGCAGTGCTGAACCGGTGTTACAAAAAATATGCGACGCTGCCAAAGAAGCATTCGATGCCGGCCTGGAGAAAGCTAAACCCGGGGCAAAAAAGAGCGCTCTCGGAAAAGCTGTACACAACGTGGCAAAGCAGCATGGTCTGACGGTTATCAAAAATCTTACCGGGCACGGCATTGGACGCTCGATTCATGAACCGCCGGAGCATATTTTTAACTACTTTTCCCGTTGGGACGATGAAATTTTAAAGGATGGAGCGGTCATTGCCTTTGAGCCTTTTATTTCGACGTTTGAAGAGGAGGTTTTTCCGGCTGAAGATGGCTGGACCCTGTTGACCGATGACAGCTATGTAGCTCAATACGAGCATACAATTATTCTCACCAGGGACGGCCCGATTATAACTACACTGTAG